AACTGATAATGAAATTATATCTTTATATGATAACTTATCTGAATTCTTTAACACCAAAGAGAGATGAAAACATTAATAATACTTACATTACTTCTTAGTGTATATTTTATGTATCTAACTAATAAAGGCGGGATAGATGAATAACATTATAAGCTTATGTAACCGTGATCTTGAAGAGTACGGTATAGAAAATGATTAATTATGGATTATATATTAGCAGGACTTCTGGTTCTTGCAGGAGTTATTAGTACACTAATAATTATAAGTGTATTTCATTATGGATATAGAAAAGACAAGGAGAAAGATAAAAAGAAGTAGAATAATAGAAATAACAGCACTTACTGTTGCTATAATAGCGTTAGGAGCTACATTTTTTATTATTGTACAGTCTATTGTACAAGATACTAATAGAAGAAGACAGTTGGGTGTACAAATAGAAAGTGTTACCTTGCTAGATGTTAACGGGGATACTATTATTTTAGATGAAAATGGTAAATACACCCACTTCTATAAGAAATAATGATTGATTGGGTCTTAACTATATTATTATTAGTAGCCTGGAATGGCTATCTTATCTATCAAATGAGAAAGAATGATAAAGTTAACCGTTAAACAAAACGGGATTACATATGAACAGACCTTTACAGGTGAGTCATTAGATCCTGTTTACAAATACCTTGATAATATGGGTAAGATAAAAGAAATGTATATGGAAAGAATTAGATATGAATCTGATGAAACTTTATATCCAGATCAACAAAAGTATAACCATTCACACAATTGCGTAAATTGTTCTAGTGACCATCTTTCTAAGATGGATACACATTCATATATTTGCAATAACTGTGGTTATACTATGGTAGAAGTAAACAATAAACTTATTTTAGAATGAGAAAACAAATAGCTCAGATACAAGAATTTGAAAAGTCTTTCAACATTAACCCTGAAGCTCAGAGTGTACTCACTAAGTTTAATATATTACTTGAAGAACTAGAAGAATATAAAGAAGCAGGTATCAATCAAGATACTGTAGAAATAGCTGATGCTATTGGTGATATTCTGTACATTACATTTGGTCTTGTTACCAAGCATGGATTAGAAGATAAAATTGAAGCAATTTTTGATGAAATACACGCTAGTAATATGAGCAAATTAGGAGAAGACGGTAAGCCTATTCTCCGTGAAGATGGTAAAATTCTAAAAGGACCATCTTATTTTAAGCCAAATATTGCTAAGTATTTATAAGTATAGCAATATTGCTGCAATTTATTTGCGTTAGCTCTTTCTTTTACATTGTAATTAGTATATACTACAAGTATCTTTAACTGTATAGTTGAAGAGATTATGTTATATCAATTACCTAATGGAAAAGTAATAGAGCTGTCATTGGAACAATATCTAGATATGTCTGATGAAGAGCTAAACAATATTATATCTTATAATTTTGGGCATGAAGTAGAAAGTCCTTTCTTTGGATCTATTCTAGAAAAGCCAGGGAGTATGATACTTGAAGAAGATATAGACAGTAATGAATTAGAACTTCCAGATATTGACATTGACGAGAAATTAACTGATGATTATTTTCATCGTGATGATACTTAACCGTATCAGTTATCAAACAATATAGCCTCACATGTGTGGGGCTTTTTTTATGTCTAATTTTTATTAAAAGGAAAACAAAATGAACAATCAAACTTCAGACGTATACGTAGCAGGAGACAACATGGGTAATATCATTACCGTATCTAACAACAATCCAGAATACGGTTGGATTACCTTAAAACAAGATGCTACAGAAGTTTCTAATGGTTGGATTAACACTAAGACTCGTAGTACTATTATTATGGGTCTTGTATCTACACTTGAACAACTAAACCTTTCTGAAGGTGAAGTTATGGATGGTAGAATTGTTATTCGTGAACAAGTAGAACCTTTCAGTACACCAGATCGTGATGTTAAACGTGCTGGTGCAGAAGGTCCTGTACTACTAGATGCAAATGGTAATACTATTTACCGTAGAACATTCTTTGTATCTCAGAACACTATCAATGCTAACCCTGAATTGGGTCAAGATACATTGATCCCACATGCAAATGTGGATGAAGTAAAAGAGTTCAATGCTAGCCAACGTAGCGTAACACGCGTAGAAACACAGCAAGAAGACTTATCAGAGGCTTTTGACCTCTAAATGATACCAGATGTAAGGGAGGAGTAAAATCCTCCTTTACATTATTTCTAAACCTTTACTGAAATTATTATGAAAACTTACAATTTAAACTCAACTCAAAACTTTTACTACCTCAGAGCTATACTTGGTCTAGGTATATACACTAGAGATGAAATCAATAATCTAGGATATCAAAAAAAGAAGAGAATTATTAAAGTACATAAGAGAGCTTTACAAGCTATCAATGAACTAAAGCATCAAAAAATCTTTGAGCTTTCAGTAAATATACTCAACAAGTATTTTAATAATGGTCGTCTTTACAAAGAGCTTGTATCAGATAATTGTATTAACTTCATGGAAGATTTACCTAGATCAAATATGTCTGATAAAGACCTTGGTATTACACAAGATGATATCATTAACTGCTTATTAGATAAGGGCATACTAGGACCTAACTTTTTAAAACTTAAATAATGAGCAAGACGTTCGGATTAACAAACAAACAAATTATCTATTTATATCTACAGAATAACAAGTTAGCATCTTATGTTAATGAACTAATTAATGATGGATATACAGATGGTGTGGTAACATTTGAATTTGGTGATATGAAACTTAGTACGGAAATAACTTCAGCAGAGCTTATGGAGGTACTAGACATAGAACAAATCAAAATGGTATTATCTATTGAAGATGCTCTTAAACCTATTGTAGATCTTTTAGAAGAAACAATGCCTGAAGAGTATAATGAAGTCATTGATATGATTCATAAAACAGAAACAATAGATCCTGACGAAGAAGATGAAGAGTAAAAAGAAAATGTGTTCTGGTTGTGAAACTGAACAATACATATGGAAGAGTATAGGGAGAGAGAAGTACTGTCAACGTTGTGCCGCCTTGTTAAGAACCGGTGAAACCAACCAACTAAAACGTACACCTCTCTCTCCCAAGTCTTCTAAAAAAGCTAAAGAAGATAATGTATATACTCTTCTTAGGAAAGATTACTTAACTCAACATCCTGTATGTGAGGCTAGATTACCTAGCTGTACAGGTCAAGCAACAGATATTCACCACAAAAAAGGACGTGGTAAATATTATCTTATCACAAGTACTTGGATGTCTGCTTGCAGAACTTGCCATGAATGGATTGAAACCAACCCTGCTGAAGCTCAAGAAATGGGCTTTACTATAACTAGACTAACTGATGAGATTTGAAGATCGTAAAAAATACTGGCCCGGTGACAAACTAACTATTGATGATACTACTCGTAGCATATCATCTTGGTTAAGTTATAACCCAGCTAAATTACAGTCTTACTTTTTAACGCACAGATCAGAGGTGTTATCAAAAAACTTACAATTAGAACTTAAGAAGAGATTAAATGAATCAAAGAGAAAAGATACAAGAAGAGGCCCTGACAAAAACAATTCGTCAACATAGGTCTGGACTTGGTATATCAATGGGTGTGGGTAAAACATTGATAGGTCTTAAACATATGAACGCCCATTACAACGGTAAGAATAGATTCTTAGTTGTAGCTCCTAAAGTATCCATCTTTCAATCCTGGAAAGATGATGCCGTTAAATTCAAACTAGAGTATTTACTAGATTATATAGACTTTACTACTTATCTATCTATAAATAAGCAAGATCCAAAAGCATATCATGTGGTTTATTTAGATGAGTGTCATAGTTTATTATACAATCATAAACCTTTTCTTGAAGCTTATGATGGTAAGATACTTGGTTTAACTGGTACTCCTCCTGTAAGAGATTATACAGAGAAGGCCCAGATGGTAAAACAATTTTGTCCTATTGTATTTAAATATAAGATTGATGAAGCTGTAGAAGATAACATTCTTAACAAGTACAGTATTAAAGTACACATGCTAGAGTTATCTAAAAAGCAAGATTTATATGTAAAGATGAAAAACGGAGGTTTCTACACTTCAGAAGTTAAATCTTATAACTATGCTTGTACAAGAATAGCATCAGCACCTAAAGGTAGTAAGTCACATCAGTTTGCAGTCATTAATAGAATGAGATCTATTAAAGAGTTTAAGACTAAAGAAAATTATGTGAATTACTTACTTAAAGGTATTGATAATAAGTGCATTGTATTTGCTAATACCCAGGCACAAGCTGATAGAATTTGTGAACATAGTTATCATTCAAAAAATAAAGATTCTGAAGATAATCTGAAGGCTTTTAAGCACGGCCTCATAAATACATTAAGTTGTGTAGAACAGCTCAATGAAGGTGTGACTATACCAGAACTTAAAGAAGGTATTATTATGCACTCATATGGTAATGAAAGAAAATCTGCTCAACGTTTAGGTAGATTATTACGTTTGAATCCTAATGATCATGCTACTATTCACATACTGTGTTATGCTAATACTATAGATGAGACTTGGGTCAACTCAGCATTAAAAGGAATAGATAAATCTAATATAGAATACTTACATGCGCACGTTAACCATCAAAATGTATAAAAATGCAGAAGGTACTATGGTATTTAAAAGTACTTCTGATAAGAAGATCTATGATGAATACATAAAAAATCTGCAACCGGATGAAGAGCTAGAAGTACATTTCTCTAAAATTAAAGATAATGGTACTTATGCTCAACTATCCAAGTTACATGTTAGCCTTCGCGAGATAGCTAACCATACAGGTCATACTATGGAAGAAGTAAAAGACCTAGTAAAAGCTAGAGCTGGTTTTTCTTGGTCTGCAGATGCAGATGATATAGAAAAATCATTCTCTAAAATGTCTAAAGATGAATTGTCCTTGTGTATACAAGAGACTATGAATATGGGTATGGAGTTAGGTTTACTCCTTTGAGTTATCCTCTAGAGTAGAAGGGTCAATCTCTTCTACTTTACCCTGTTCTTTAGCTTGATTTTCAATCTCATTCATTAGAACACTTAGTGTTTCAATGTGAGCCTCAAGTTCTTCTTGAACAGAATTACTACTAATACGCTCAAAAATCTCTGCAATACGTTGTGGTTCTTGATCCTTAACCAAATACATAAGCATTTGTGTTACACGGAAATAGAATGAACCATTTACTTTGATGTCAATAATGGCGTCTTGTGGGATTACAGGCATGGAACCTTGCATAATTATGGAAATTAAAATTGATACTAAAGAAGTTGCTACTAAGTTATACAATAAAGTTGCTAATACCAGCTGGTCAACAGTGTTTCACAGTTACATGCACAGTCAAGACTTTAGGGATCTTCTTAACAACCTTGTAAATATAAGAAATACTGGTAAACGGATTACACCTCCCTTAAAATATATTCTTAGACCATTTCAAGAATGTGGTTTTGAAGATGTTAAAGTTGTATTTATAGGACAAGATCCATATCCTCAGTTTAATGTAGCTGATGGTCTTGCTTTCTCATGTGGTATTACTAATAGACCTGAAAAGTCTTTACAATATATAATGAAAGCAATACAAGATACTGTAGACCCTCAAGATCTTGATCTAAATCAAACCCCAGATCTTACAAGATGGGCTAATCAAGGTATCTTATTACTTAATACAGCCTTTACTACAAATGTAGGAGAGATTGGTAAACATTATGACGTATGGACAGACTTTATGAGTCTAATACTAGATTACTTGTATGATAGAGAAGATATTATATACGTAATGCTAGGTAAAAAAGCACAAGCTTGGGAACAATGGCTTCCAGAAAATTGTTTACAGTTAAAAGTAAGTCACCCCGCAAGTGCAGCTTATCAAAAACAATCTAAGTGGAACTGTAGCAATGTTTTCAATGAAGTCAACAAAGCTCTAGTTAAACTTAATAAAGAACCTATAAAATGGTAGAAGAAAAGATTTTAAACCTTGTTACTCAAGAATCAGTACTGATAGAACTATGGAAAAATCTTGTTAAGGACTATGACATTACATCATCTCGTAAAAGAAACAATGTAAGATTTAGACATGCTTTTGCTACATGTGTAAGAGTTCATTCAGATCTATCTTTAGCCGCTATTGGTAAACTTTTAGGTAAAGATCATGCTACAGTACTTCATGCTATGAAACAACATGAGATGAATTACTTATATGATACCACATACAGAAAGATATATGAAGATATAACCAAGTATGTAGAAAAAGCATTAGATCAATATCGGTTAAATGATATGAAAGATCTTACTCAAATATCTAGTATTAGTGCAGATGCTGCTTTACAAATGAAAAATCGTTTATTAACCAGACAAATACAAGATTTAAAAAAAGAAATGCATCTTATACAAGAACGTCATGAACTTGAACTTAAGAGACTATCAAAGTTCACTAAACAGTTAACTAAAGAACGTGATGAACTTGAAGATCGTCTTGCTGATTTTAGAAGACGGTATATGTTATAACGTATAAAAGGGGTCTGTATGACCCCCTTTATATTCTCGTGCATATAATGTTACCTAGAATGGTAGATACTTTTTAAACTTTAAGTATGCTCTACCTGCAACAATGATAAAGAGAACAGCTATAAACAATCTAAATTTATTGTTAGCCTGTTTGAGTTTTTCTTGTGTTTCTTTAACAACAAAATCTCTTTCTCTTATATCATATTCTAAAGACTTCTTTATACTATCTAGTTTAGCAATGTCTTTCTTAAGAATATTTTCTAAAGACTTATCACGAACAGTTTCTGTTTTTGTAACAGTCTTGTATTGTACTTTAACTGGACAACCTACTGATAAGATTCCAGCAGAATCTATACGAAGAGTAGTGCCATCTGTAAAGATTGTATCAATTTCTTTATATAGAGTAATAGAGTTGATAGCAGAAGAATCAGATTGATAAAGAGTATCTACTCTTGTTTCTACTACAGTATCGTTAACACAGTAACCTTGACGTATTACTTCAACAGCTACAATGTCTAACTTCTTTTTATCTTTGAGAACTTGTTTTACTGGATTACACCCCTGTAGGATGAATACGCTTAGTATAAACACCGTCTTGCTTATTGTTTGGTAAGACAGCATAGATTGGAATGTTCTCTTTATGTTGTTGATCATCATCATAAGGAAGATCGTTATATGTTATTTGATCTTTGAGGGATTCTAATTCTTTCTCAAGATACTCAATTTTTACTTTATCACCTGCAGATTGCTCAAGTAAAGCTTTAATATCTGTTTTCATTTCTTTAATGTCATTATACATCAACATGATTAAAAATGACAACACACCTGGAAAAGCCCAAGTTGCAAATGCTGAAATTACTTTATTATCCACCGTAATAATTTTTATAAAAGGCAAGACCCCCTCACGTGAACCTTGCTATTGAAAAACAAAAAACAAAATGTGAAACTTTAACGTACTAAAGTTGCAAGGTGGGAGCCTTGTTTGACCGGTTGGTCAATATTTTTTTGTACCTTGCTTGTACCGTGTAGTTCCCTCTACATATATAAAATACAACATATTAAACCTAAAACCAATGGAGCACATAGAAAAATTATGCCGTCAATATGGCATTTCACCAAACCAACTATATGTTCTCTGGTGCATTAACCAGAAGAGAAAACCACTTGAAGAAACTAAAGTTAGTCTTGACATACGCTTACTTCAAACAAAAGGACTATTAGAAATAGTAGATGTAAAAAGTGTTAAACTTACAATGCTTGGTCAAAGTTTAGTAGATCAAGTACAAGAGATGTTCAAAAAACGTTGGGCTCTTAAAGATGTAACTAAACAAACGTCATTTAAAGAGAACGTAGAAAAGTACAGAGATATCTGGCCTAAAGTAAGTGTCGGTGAAGGAACTAATAAAAGACCTTTGAGAAGCTCACCTGCTGAGATTAACAGAGCATTTAAAAACTTTTTTACTCATTATCCAACCACTGAGTGGGAAGATATATTTAAAGCTACTAAAAACTACTTACACAAGTGGTCTAACACTGATGATAAACGATACATGAAAAATGCTTCTAGTTTTGTTTACAAGGAAAAAGCACAGACTATAAGTGAATTGGCTAAAGAAATAGAAATGTTTGATAGTCATGACACTTCAGATGATGTACCTGTTATAATTCCAAAATCTAAATAACATGCTGTCATCCAAGAATTTAGATAATGGTTTTGAGTCTCGTGCTAAAAACCAAATAGAAAACTACCGCCATGCTTTACGTGTAATTAAGCAACGTAAAGAAGGTTTAATTACTTCATTACAAACACCATGGGCTAAGTTTAATAGTGAAGGTCTAGGTGGTATTGACTGGGGTAGTATGGTAGTATTTGCAGCACGTTCCAGTGTTGGTAAAACACTTGCTAAAGATCAGATTATTAGAGAAGCTTATCAACTCAATCAAAAGATTGCAAGAGACTTAGAAATCATAGAGTTTCAGTTTGAGATGCCTGGTGATAAACATGCACTTAGACAACTTGTTGGTACTACCAAGCTTGATTATAATCTTATTAACTCTAATCCTAATCCACTTGATGATACTACGTATAAAAAGTTAGAAGACCTTATTGAAAATCAATTGGCTAAACGTAAAATGCCTATGGTTATTGATACACCTCTAACTGTTAGTGAAATGAAAAGAGAGATTGATTATTATTCTGGTACGGTATATCCAGATAAGAAGATCATTTATACTCTTGATCACACCCTTCTAGTACGTAAATCAGGTAGGCAAACAGAGAGAGATTTGCTTATTGAGCTGTCTTTAATGATCACTGAGATGAAAAATAAGTACAATAACAACATACTTTTTATCATTTTATCTCAGCTTAACAGGAATATTTTGGACCCATCACGTAATGAAAACGGTAAGACTGGTAACTATATCAATGATTCTGATATTGCAGGTAGTGATTCTATCATGCAACATGCAGATGTAGTTGTTGGCATGAACAGGCCTGCTAAATTTAACATTACAGTTTACGGTCCAGGTAAACATATGATACCAGATCACAATATTGTGGTATGGCATATGATTAAAACCAGATATTCTGAACCAGGTAATATGCTTTGGTTCAAATTAGATGGTAAACTAATGAAACTAATAGAAATCCAAGAACCAGAAAAACGTAAAAATCAAATGAATTTCTAATGAAACAAAGAGAATTAAACAAATTATGGCAAAGGTTTCATGCACCTACCTTTGCAAGTATTGGAGAAGATGAGCCTATCTTTAAAGCAACACTATCATTTGCTAAGAAAAGTTTAGGACTGCCTAAAGGTGAAAAAGTTATCCTATTATGGTTGAATGAAGTTAAAGAAATGACATCTCAACCATGCGCATACTTTGAATTTGCAGACAAGGATGATACTACAGGTACATTTACACCTGCTTCTGAAACCAGAGATCTATATAAATGGGTACACAATGGACATCCATTTGAAGTATTAATTCATGATACAGATCCCGGTAAAGAAGAAAGATACTACTTACCTATAGAAAATCTTACTAAGATAATGGACTATCCTGTATACAAGGAGCCAGAATTTACTGTAGAAGCACCAAAACTTAGCAGTAAAACTTTACAAACATCTTTAACAGATGCGTTTGAACAACCGGTTAAATCAAGTCTACCGCTAGATAAGCCTCTGTCTAGTGTAACATTAGGAGAATTCTTAGAGGCATTGAAATCTATTAAATAAAAATCATTATGGCACAATCTATTTTGATTGTAGGTGATTCCGGTAGTGGTAAATCTACTGGTATTAAGGATCTTGATCCTGCTTCAACCTACGTCTTTAACACAGCTAATAAACCTTTACCGTTTAAAGGCTGGAAAAGCAAGTATTCTAAAGAAAATAAAAACTTAGCAAGTTTAAGTGACATGCTTGATGAGCGTGGAGAACGTGTAGACTTTGCTAAAATGCGTAAGTTTTTAGATGCTATCAATAACAAAGAGTCTGTAAAGACATTGATTATTGATGATTTTCAGTACATCTTTGCATATGAATACTTTGCAAGAGCCAATGAAAAAGGTTATGATAAGTTTACTCAACTTGCAAAAGCTATGAGTGATATTAGTACTTATCCTATTAAGATGCGTGATGACTTAACAGTTATCTTCCTTACACACAGTGAGGAGTTTTATGATAGTGATGGTGCTAAACGTATCAAAGCCAAGACTATTGGTAAAATGATTGACAATGTTCTTACTCTAGAAGGTCTATTTAGTGTAGTACTATTCTCTAAAGTATTAAAAACAAAGGATGGTATTGACTATGTCTTTGAGACTAAGAACAATGGTGACAACACATGTAAGTCGCCAATGGGTATGTTTGATGAAGAATACATTCCCAACAACTTAGCTTCTGTTATTGAAGCACTTATTGAATATGAACTTTAATTTTATTTTTAACTATGTTATCATCTAAGAACATTACAACAAACACAGGAAACAAGTATCCTACTAGTAAAATCTTATCATTAGGTAATCATTTAGTATCTCTACGTGGACTAGAACTTCAGTATGCAGGTTATGATAAAGGTGAAAACCCTGACGTAACTGTAGTACTAAGCTTAGAAGGTCCTGATCAAGGGCCAGACTTTGAAGGTGCATTAAGAGATTATGATAATCCTAATAAAGGTACTTACAAAGGTCAGTTTGCAAAAGTACGTATTGCTCCTTTCTATTTTAGTAATAAGCCATCTCGTGCTGGTAAACAAAGAGATCGTGATTTAGAAACATTACGTTCTCTTACTAACCTTGCAGATACTCTTGGCGTTCGTGATACTTTAGATACCATTGAAGCAAACACTCTTGATGAGTATGTAGCTGCAGCAAGTCATGTACTTGTTAGTGCTGAAAAGAAACTACATGTAATTATTGGTGGTAAGAAATACTTCAGACAGAATGATGATGGAGAATTTCAACCACGTTATGAAAGATATCTTCCTATCCCTCAAGCAGGTAAGAAAGCTTATGCTGTAGAAGGTAATGAAGAACTTGTAGAGCAGTACAACCCAGATACACATATCTACATGGCTGCTAAGGATAAAGAGATTGAAGCTAATCTAAAAGGTGGTTCAGTTTCTTCAGAAAAAACAGCTGAGAAAGATGTTAATTGGGAATTTAATGTCTAAATTTACCTTGCATAATTAACTTGTGCTAGGTTTAACATGGTTAGAAAAGGGGAGCAGAAATGTTTCCCTTTTCTTTTTTTATATATTTGGTGATATGATTAGTAGTAAAATTATTATAACGGATGTTAAGCAGGTACCAGATACATGGATATTTGAATACTATTTAAATCTTCCTGAACGTTTACACGGACAGACTATTAAGATACATTCAGTATTCAAACAAGAGAAGACACCAAGCATGTGTTTATATGCAGATAGAAACACCAATGCTTATCGTTTTAAAGACTTCTCAAGTGGTTACTATGGTTCTGCTATAGATATGGTAGAGAAACTTTTTAATGTACCGTTTAAAGACGCTGCACAAAAGATTCTCAAAGACTACAGACAAAGTCTTAAATCTGGTTATATATCTCAACCTGTAAAAGCTCAGAATCCTTTTCAGATTACAGAGCATACTGTACGTGGTTGGATTCAAGAAGATGCAGACTTCTGGAAAATGTTTGGTATATCTAGACAACTACTAGAAAAATATAATGTGAAACCTCTTAGTTACTATCAAATGAGTAACGGAGAAAAAGTTAGAGAATTCTTTCCTGGTACTAAGATTACATACGGTTACTTTACTCAAGCTGGTACTATCTATAAGATATACAAACCGGGTACTGAAAAGAAGTTTATGAAGTTAGCTGAACATGTACAAGGTCTTGATCAACTAGAATTTGATAAAGATGTACTTGTTATTTGTTCTTCTCTTAAGGATGCTATGACTCTTGAAGCTATGAACTTTAAGATAGAAGTAATAGCTCCTGATAGTGAGAACAGTACTCTCAGACCTCATATACTTAATAACCTAAGAACTAAATACAAAAAAATCATTACCTTGTTTGACAATGACGAAGCAGGTATAAAAGCTATTGAGAAGTACCGTACTGAGTATGGAATCAATGGTTGCTTTTATCCTTATGCTAAAGACATATCAGACGGTGTAAAAGAAAACGGACTTAGTTCTGTACGTAACACTATTGAAAAGATCTTATTAGAAACTATAAACATCTAAAATGAAAGAGTGGTTTATCCCAGGTAATGTTCCTTCTAGTAAAAACTCTAGAGTATGGACCGGTAGAAAGTTTATTGCTAGTAAAGCTACTCAGCAATGGAGAAAAGATACCAAACCTTACTGGGCTAAATACAAACAAGAATTTTTAGATGAAATAAAAGGTCTTGAAAAACCTTATAAAATATGTATGAGGTTTGTAAGAAAAACTCGTCACAAGTTTGATTACATCAATCCCGCACAAACTATTCAAGATGAAATGGTTCATGCAGGTTGGTTAGATGATGACAACTGTGAAGAAATGATTCCTTTATTTGATGTATACTCCTATGACAAAGAAAATCCCGGAGTATATATAACAGTTCACAAAAAATAATTATGGAAAACACAGATGAATTAAAGCCCTTGTTTACAAAGTTAGTAGATGAGGGAGCTACCTCTATTGAAATATATTACGAAGGTGGTGGAGACTCAGGATGGATTGAAGAAATTCATACTGATAATGATCTAGATATTGATAAAGATCAAACAGAAGTATTAGAAGAATGGGCTTATGATATATTAGCTAAACATCTTTACTATGATTGGGTAAATAATGAAGGAGGTTACGGATGGATTAGAGTAAATCTAGAAGAAGTAACATTTAATATTGAAGGCTACGCAAGAACAGTAGAAGAAGAAGGTGTTAGTGATCAAAAAGTATTTGCAGATGGCGCATCCTAATGAGCATGCTAAATCTTCTGTTCGTAAATGGGGAGGAGCTCCTGAAGATTATATAGACATACATAACTGGTTTGATGAAACTAAAGCGTGGTATGGTCACAGCATGCACAGAATGTTTAGACATCACAGTGAAGGTATATTTGAATGTGAAAAGGTGTTTGGCACCAGTTTTACAAATAGTAAAGGAAAAGTTGTGTACACACGTTATGTGGGAGAACAACATGTAAAAGAAGATTGCAATGGGTATATCCCCAGTGCTAAAGAATGGATTGATAATATTAATACTCCTACTAAATGGATGATAAAAACGTTAAAGATAGAGGACTAGTACGTGAAAGCTTCAGAGGAATTGTAGAACTAATACGTTCTAGAAACAAAGAAGACTTTAATCTAGCCTTAACTATTATTGAAGAGAATAACATAGATGACCCTATAGCTCTGGTATTCTTTTGGAAACACTGTACTAACGCTAAAAAACAAATGTGGCAAGATCAGTTTCCCAAGTCATACAAAGAAGTTAAAGAAGCTACAGTAGATGTAGGTACTAGTGTAAATAGAATCTATAATTATGCTAGAAGAGCTAACCTAAATGCAGATACTAAAAAGTTTATTGAAGATAACATTGGTATATTTCTACATAAAACACTTGTAGGCTACGGCTTCGGGTTTGTTAAAGAAATGAATATTAAAATATGGTAGACTTGTCAAGGTCTTTAGCTAAGACCACAAAAAACCTAATGTTAGAAGAGCCTTTTTATGGGCTCTTTTTAGTTGGGCTAAATAAACAATGGAATAAAGGTATTCCAACAGCAGGTGTGGCCAAACAAAATATTAATGCTAAGCTTGTAATTAATCCAGACTTCTGGACTGATCTGTCTGAAGATCACAGATGGGGTTTAATTAAACATGAACTTTTACATATTGCGTTTAACCACATAACCACCAGAGAAAACTATGCAGATCATAAGCTATTTAATATTGCAGCAGATCTAGAAATCAATCAATACATTGCTCGTCATAGATTACCTGAAGGTGGTATTACAATGGATTCATTTCCAGACATGACTCTTCCTGTAAGAGCAGGTACAGACACTTATTACAAATTGCTTCATGATAAGAATGAGGAAGATACCCCAGAGGATCAACCTAATTCTGTACAACAGATGATGCAAGGTATAGGTGATCAAGACATACACGGTACATGGAAAGAATTTGATTCACTATCAGAAGCTGAAAAGAAACTGGTAGTTAAACAAATAGAACATCAACTGCGTGAGACAGCACAAGCTGTGTCGTCTAAACAAGCAGGACATATTCCAGGAGAACTGAAGGTTATTATAGACAATCTGTTTGCAGATGTAGAAGCACCTAAGTTTGACTGGAAAGGATACTTAAGAAGATTTGTTGCTAATAGCAGCATAGTATACACAAAGAAAAGTAGAAGGAAGTATAACAAACGTTATGCAGGTAATCCTGGTATTAAGATCAAAAGAAGAAACCATGTTTTAGTTGCTATAGATACATCAGGTAGTGTATCTAATGAAGAACTTGTAGAGTTTCTGAAAGAGATCAATCATATTCATAAGAGTGGTAATGAAATTACTATTGTAGAATGTGATACTCAAATCAATAGTGTTAAGAAGTTTAAACCTTCTCAAACCTATGAAGTACACGGAAGAGGTGGTACTAGCTTCCAACCAGTCATTGATCATTTCAATGATAATCCAAGAAAGTATACCTCAATTATTTATTTCACAGATGGTGAGGCTCGGCCTCCAGAAGATGTGAACTGTAAAATCTTGTGGGCACACAGCTCACAGTCTACTATTAACGATGACCTACCAGGGTTTAAAATTAAATTGAATTAATATGGCAACTACTCAACTTAACATTAATGAACTAAAAGATTTCTTAGCTCACATTATTGAAAACAATAAAAGACTTCAGGAAAACAACAAGATTCCTACAGCTGTAGAGGTAGTAGGTGAGTCAGGTATTGGTAAAACTTCTACTGTATTGCAAGTAGCTGAAGAACATGAGTTAGATTGTGTTAAACTTAACTTGGCACAGATAGAAGAGATTGGTGACTTGGTTGGTTATCCTGTTAGACAATTTGAGATCCAACAAAAACCTTCTACACTAAAGTCTGGTCAAACACCTCAGACTAAATGGGTAGATGAAGTATCTATTACTCAGTATCTTGATGCAGGGTTCTTAGCTACTGGTAAAAAGCGTATGTCTTATGCTGCACCAGAATGGATTGCTAATAAAGAAAACGGTGGTATTCTTATTCTAGATGACTGGAATAGAGCTGATCAACGTTTCATTCAAGCAGTTATGGAGTTGGTAGACAGACAAACTTACATCTCTTGGTCACTACCTAAAGGATGGACTATTCTTCTAACCAGTAATCCTGATAACGGAGACTACATTGTTAACTCTCTAGATTCAGCTCAAAAGACTCGTTTCATTTCTACCAATCTAACCTTTGACATTGAGTGCTGGGCTAGATGGGCAGAACAAGATGGTATTGATGGCCGTTGTATTAACTTCTTATTGATGCACCCAGAGCTTGTAACTCAGGAAACTAACGCAAGATCTATCACTACTTTCTTTAATGCTATTAGTACTATTCAAAACTTTGAAGAACAATTACCTCTTATTCAAATGATTGGTGAAGGTTCTGTAGGTGATGAATTTGCTACACTCTTTACTACGTTTATTAATAATCGTTTAGATAAACTAGTTACCCCTAAGCAAATTATGGAAATGGATGAGTGGTCTAATACTAAAGCTGTATTAACTAAAGCTATTGGTAAAGAAGAGACATACCGTGCAGATATTGCTTCTGTTATTGCCCGCAGACTTATCAATTACAATCTTGTTGAAGCAGATAAAACTGCTGTAAATAAGAAGATCATTGAAAGACTCAGTAACATCTTTACAGATGAAGTATTTACTAATGACTTAAAATACACAATGGTTAGAGAAATCATTAATGGTAACCGTAATAAGTTCCAGAAATTAATGATGAATCCTGACATTGTTAAAATGACTGTATCATAATGAAAGCGATAACATCTAAAGAAACCAACTGGCAAGGAACAATCGTAGGTCGTTTCTATCCAGTTGAAAGTAATTATAAAGTGGAAGATCCTCAAGCTGTAAAAAGCTTGGGGACCTATCCTAGTACTTTAATTGTCTACAACAGTGAACGTGAGAATAAGTACAGCTACAGAGCTGAATTATTCTATGAGATCAATAGAGACAAATATGACAAACTTCAAGGTGTTTTTAATAATAACACTACAAAAATGCAGAAAGGTCAAACAGTATACTTTATGAAAGACCTGAGCACACCTTCTCAAAACTTTACACAAATGCTTCATGAGCATAATTGTAAACGTGTTAGAAAAATGTCTACTGCAGATATTATTGTTATTCCTAAGTTACCTAAAGTATATAATGATAGACTATACAAACCTGAATCTGGTCAACTAGTACATTCTAATCTATACTGTAATGAATACACTGCTGGTAAAAGTCTAGAAGATTTCTTTGGTCATGATACTAAAAAACTTTTACGCGCCAGTTGGTGGAGTAAAAGTAAAAATGTATTTGATCAATGTCTTGAAGAAACACTTACTTCTACAAGTAAAGACTATGAACAATCTACTGATACCGTATTTGTAGCAGGTGGAATTATGGAAGCTTTGTATCACCATTTAAAGAATGGTAAACAAGTATACATTGAAGAGGACTTTGTAGAAACTCATGCTAACAGAGAACCAATTAACATGGATACTGCTGATATGATTATTAAATTACTTAAATCTCCTGTAGAAGAAGATAGGCTTATGGGTGCCACTGTATTTGCAGAAAGTGATTTCTATTCTGATGCTGCCAAACCTTATTCTTACTACATACTTACACAAGCTTTAAGTTCTCTTAGAGACTACAATAGATTTAAGAATGTGAGAAATATATTTAGGCAACTAAACATTAATGAATGGGATGAGACACCTACAGCTCACTTACTAGATTGGTATAAGAAAGAAGGTATTGAACTTCCTAATGACATGAAAAGTAATCTTATTAAAAGTATTATAAATGAATACAATCACAGATTACATTACACGTTCAGACAAGCTGAATTTACAAAATACTTTGACATCACAATAGATTACAAAGAAGAATGATTTTTATGAGGGGGATTTTTGTCACTATTGTCATTATCCCCCTTAATCAACCACGTAGATTATTTTTAACCAGGTTAAAACCGGAATAAAATCCGAATCAATCTTTAACCTATTAAACAACTTAACATTTATGGATTTATCTAATCATCCTTACTTTGACAATCCTGTCTTGAGCTACAGCGGTATTAACAAACTACTGTTCTCACCAGTACTGTTTCAGAAACATTATTTAGAAGATGAACGTGAAGAGAAGTTAGAACCTCATCTTATAGAAGGTAAGCTTGTACACCTCCTTATACTTGAAGAAGAGAACTTGCTAAAGAACTTTGTAGTGAGCCCCTCTAAAACTCCTACAGATAACGTAGCTAAACTTTTGTTTCATATACACATTAATCTAGATGATAGTGCTTCAGATAACTTAGCTGATCATAAAACTTTGATTCTACAAACCTTGATTGACCGTAACCTCTATCAGTCTTACAAAGAAGATAGTAAACGTCTAGAAAAGGTTCTTACCTACGAGTCCGTTGAATACTTTAAGTACCTCCGGAATAGTAAAGGTAAAGATGTAGTTGACCAAGACACTTATGACAAGTGTAAGAACTATGCTGAAATACTAAAGTCTTCACCAGGTGTTATGGACTTACTTAGAATAGGTGAGAGTGGATTCAATTTATCTTCTGAATCAGAGATAATGATGACTACTGAACTTAAAGAATATAGTTTTAACATCCGTGGATTTATTGACAACCTTGTCGTAGATCATAATAACAAGAAGATTGTTATTAATGATATTAAAACCACAGGTAAAACTGTCAAAGAGTTTAAAGACACTGTTACTTATTACAACTATGATCTGCAAGCAGGTATGTATAGTTACATGGCCTTAGCTAGTCTACCAGAATACTCCTCGTATGATGTAGAATTTAATTTCATTGTCATTGATAAATACCAGCAAGTTTGTATCTTTAGCTTCAACCATGATAGAGTTATAGAGCTATTAGATGATGCATTCAAAGTCTTTGATGCAGTAGAATGGCATATCAGTAACCGTAACTTTAGTCTACCATATGAACTAAGAACCGGCAGAGTGTATTTATGATAACAAAATTGCAGAAGGAATTCTTTCAAAAGTCTAAGACATTCCTGTATCCTTTACTGGGCATTAAGAAATCTGTTAAATACAAACCTGAGAATACTTTTACTTCTTGGGAGGAACATTATAAATTTTATGATGATGTCCTTATTTGTGTTTACAACTTGGTAAACAGTCAGGAGTACCGCGATTTTGAGAAATCTATATTATTCTATAATCTTCACTTTGTAGACTTTCACTATTTATCTAATAATAAAGTAGCATATGTCTTTAGTTTAGAATCATTTGTAGAAGACTATCATCATTTCTTAGATAGTCACTACAGCCAAATGAGTACAGCTAATAAAGACAAGATTCTTAAATACTTTAATATGAACACTAAATCTCAAGCATTTCACTGGATGAACAGTTATCTGTATCCAGAGAGATATTTTGATCTATACTCTAAACTTTTATTTATGGATGTTGATGAGTTAAAAGCAACTGGAGAGCTGTGTCCACTGTTAGATACAAATAAAGAAACTCTTACGCTGCAACCTGTAAACATTATATTATGAGTGATAGCAAAGGAAGAATATGGGTATATGATATAGAGGTATTTCAAAACTTTTTCTGTGTAGTATTTGAAGACTACCATGAAGAAGAAAGAGAATACTTCATCATACATCACATGGTAGATGATTACCAAGATCTAATTAAATTTATGAGAAGAGAGGTTAAGAATCAAAGCTGGTTTGTAGGCTTTAATAATCTTGACTATGATGCTCAAATCATTGAATACATATTAGATTCACACAAACACTTTACCGCTCTTGCACCACATCAGGTATGCTCTAAGTTGTTTATTAAATCTAGTCAGATCATTAATGGAAGGAATGATGAAAACTTCAGACTTCCTTACAGTGAATACAAAATGAAGACTAGACAATTAGACATCTTCAAACTGAACCACTGGGATAACCTTGCAAAAAGGGCCTCTCTTAAGTGGACCCAGTTTACCACAGACTGGCATAATTTAAAAGAATCAGACATTGATTTTCTTGACACTATTGATACTAAAGAACAGATCCAGGAGGTTCTTTCTTACTGTGTCAATGATGTAGCATCAACTAAAAGCTTAGCTCATAAAAGCAAAAAGCTAATTCAGTTACGTATGCAGTTAAGTAATACATACAAGATTTCTTTATACAGTGCTAGTGAACCCCGGATAAGTAAAGAACTATTTGCTTACTTCTTAGGTAAGAAACTTAATAAACCTAAACAGGATATTAAGAGACTCAAACCTATTAAAAAGGAAATGATTAAAGTAAAAAACATCATACTTCCGTACGTGAAGTTTACCAGTCCAATCTTTAAATCAGTTCTTAAAGTCTTTGAAGATCTTATTATCATGGTAGATCAAACCAAAGGAGGTTTTAAACATCGCATTAATCATATGGGATGTACTACTGACTATGGTTTAGGAGGTATTCATGGTGCTAGATCTGCAGGGGTGTATGAAAGTAATGATGAGATGATCATTATGTCTTCAGATGTTACTTCTTTCTATCCTAACCTGGCTATTAGAAATAAATGGTCACCTGAACATATTCCTACTGAACAATTTTGTGAGCAGTATGAATGGTTCTTTGATGAAAGAAAGAAAATTCCAAAGTCTGATCCTACAAACTACGTCTACAAGATTATTCTAAACTCTACTTACGGGCTTAGTAATGACAAGAATAGTTATTTGTACGATCCAGAACTAACTATGAAGATCACAATGAATGGTCAGCTTAGTCTATCTATGTTATATGAGATGATCATTGAACGGATACCAGATTGTATTCCTCTTATGCAGAATACTGACGGTCTAGAAACATTGATACCTCGTAAATACGTAGATACTTACTATGAGATATGTAAAGAGTGGGAAGACTTAACCAATCTCCAGCTTGAACATGATACTTACCAAAAGCTTGTGCTAGCAGATGTAAACAATTACATTGCTGTCTATGATTACAAGTACACTGACAAGGAAACATGGGATAAGCTAAAGAAAGATAACCCGTTTTGGTTGTTTAAAATTACATCTGAAGGGTTTGGTTACGCACCTGCTAAATGTAAAGGTAGATTTGAGTTTAATGACCTTGCGTTACATAAGAACAAATCATACCTCGTAATAAAGAAAGCTGTATTCAACTACTTTGTGCACGGTATACTACCAGAGAAGTATATCTATACCAATCACAATATCTTTGATTTTTGTGGTGGTGTTAGAATCAATAGAAAACAAGATCTATATTGTCATTATCTAGATCTGTCAACTGGTACTACCAAAAAGACAAAGGAGCAAAAAGTTACTCGTTTCTATATTAGTAATAAAGGAGGAAAGCTATTTAAACATAGCAAAGAGAATCCTGATAAAATGGAGCAAGTACAAGCAGGGCCTTATTACACAACAGTCTTCAACCTGTTTGAAGAAAAATCAATCGCTGACTATAATATTAATTACCAATTCTATCTGAGCAAGATAGATGCCGAAATTAAAAAGATAGAAGGCACTAACCAGTATACGTTATTCCTATGAGAAAGACTAAATTTATTGACAACGTAGAGTTGTTCAACATTCCTGTACCCACACATGGTGGCAGGTACGCAGCAATACCACACAAGGATATTGTAACAGAAGTAAAGAAAGCCCTAGACAATCAGGGTATTGAGATTACTAAGAGTATCTATAAGTCAACTGGCAATGGTCAGATTGCTTTAGGTCAGCACTTACTGAGATCAGAAACAGATCCAGATATTCAAATGATGTTTGCTTGGGTAAATAGTTACAACAAACAACGTAAGTTCTCCTCTGGTGTAGGAGCCTATGTTACTGTTTGTTTAAACGGAATGCTCAGTGCCAAGTATGGAGAATACAGCAGAAAACATTTGGGTAATGCACATCAAGAAGCAATGGCAAGTATTAATGATCAAATCACTAATGCTCGTATAATCTTTAAAGAGCTTATTGATAACAAGAATAAGATGATTGAAACTGAACTTAATGATTCACTAAGAAATGAAATCATTGGTAAAGTATTCATGGACAATGTTCTTGGTAATCACCAGTTAAGTATTGTACGTAATGAAATTGAAAGCCCAACGTATCAATACTCAGGTGATACTAATAGTGCTTGGCATTTATACAACCACATGACCCATGCCCTAAAAGATCAGAGTCCAATGTCTTTTACTGATAAACATGTGGAGCTGAATAGAATATTCAGCGACTGTATAAATAGTCAGACAACAGAAGTTATTGAGAACCCTGTTCCGTCAACTATCATTCAAGAAGTTGTACCAACAGTTAAAGCTGTAGAAACTCCTCAAGTTCAAGAGGAGCCTACAGACTTATTTGATTTACTTTAACAGAGTGAATGTCAGTAGATATAGGGCTCAGACCCTATGTCTTACTGAATGCTAATGTGGTGGTGCACTGTTGCGTAATAATCGCAATTAGTGTCATTACAGTTTGTATAAGTAACAGGTTCATACGTAACTTGTGATGATGTGCTAGATGTTGCACAACCTGTTACAAATAATGCTAAAAGTATGATAAATATGTACCGCATAATTTGTAAATTTAATGTTACTACACTATAAAGATACTGTAAAATCATGGGATATCCAAATCCAAAACTCAAAGCCAAACAGTTTATAGATCGTTATAAGACTAGAGATCAGGCACTTACACAAGTAAGACAGATAATTGCTATGGCTCCTTTTGGGGATACCTATTGGTCTAAAGTTGTACAAATCATAGAAAGTCATGACTACTGAAGAACTCAATAAATTACTTACTGAAAGATATTATAAGAGCAAAGAAGTTCTTATATCTAAGGGTAAAGAATATGGTGTAAAATCTGACACCTTAAAAAGCTTTAAAGAACAAGCAGATTTTAGTATGCATCAAGAACCAACCTCTGTGGCTTGGGAGCTTTTAGTAAAACATTTATACTCTATACGTAGAATTATAGGAGAGTATGAATGTGAAGATATCATACCTGATCAAGATATGATTGATGAAAAGTTTGGTGATGCCATTAATTACCTAGTACTAATAGAAGCACTATTTAAAGAATTACGTTCCACTAATAATAACCAATACACAATTCAAGATGAAGAAGTATTACTCCGTGAAGATTAAACGGACAAATGAAGATGACCGTAGTGTCACAGAACAGTACATTGTAGAAGCAGTATCTGTAACAGATGCTGAAGTAGTGATTGTTTCACATCTACAAGGATACCACTTTGAAGTTAAATCAGTAACTGAAACAAAGATTGTTGACGTTGTATTAGCTGATTAAAAAACTATGGGAGGTTTGTGTACATAATAAGGTAGCCCTGCAGCTTACAGGGATTGAAGAGTATCCAGTACAAGTAAAAAAAACATAGGTGCCTCCACGGTTTCACTCCGTAATTTGCTATGTATACATTGTATTAAACCAGGTACACACTAAGTATCATACTGCTATGGATATTAATAAGCCGGTAAGGGATAAGAGAGGGGGAGATTAAGTTCTCCCTCACTTACCGTTATTCTTCAGGAAATATATCTAGCCTGATAGTAAATATAAATAAGAATACTTGAATAGTAGTCCAATTTACTTCTGTTGTGGGGTTCAGTACTTCCCAGCCTAATGCAAATCTATCATGAGGCCAGTGTGCTGTAATCATTAATTGCCAATTCATTATCTATAATCTTCGTATACCTTAAGTATAGGTTCTACTATTTCGTGTCTGTGATTTGTTTTAAGAGTAATCACTTTAAACCCTTTAACCTGTGCTTCTAAAGTGTATAAGAAACCAAAGCCTGAATCTTTCTTATTACGTAAGTCAATCTGAGCTTTATCACCACACACAACCATTTTACTACCTTTACCCAGACGTCCTAACATCATCTCCATTTGATTCATGGTAACATTCTGTGCTTCATCTAGAATAATTACAGCATTAGTAAAAGTTCTACCACGCATAAAAGCAAATGGTACAATCTCTATAGAGCCTTCTTCAACACACTTGTCAATCTTAACTTTGTCATATAGTAAGTACAAGTTATGGTATATAGGAGCAAGCCACGGATCCATCTTTTCCTTGATATCTCCAGGAAGGAAACCAATGTCTTCTTTGGCAACTGTTGGTCTGGTAATAATAATCTTCTCAATTTGCTTTGTAAATAAGAGATCCAACCCAACTTGCACTGCCACCAAAGTTTTTCCACTTCCTGCCATACCCTGTAAGACAGTGACTGGGTTTTCAAGTATCTCTGCTTTTGCATGCTTTTGCTCTTCATTAAGGGTTATATTAAATTTAATTGGACGCTTAGGTCTTCTTTTTGCTTTAAACACCTCATCATCATGAGATCTTGCTGCTGCCATAATTACTCTTTTTCTGTAGCATACTTGACACCCATAATGGTACCAACTATACTGAATGAATTAGTTAACAATATACCAAATAAATTAGACCAGGTACTCTCTATTATCTTAGAATCATAACCCTGGTATAAAACAAACATATAAAGAACAGATGTTGTAACACCTACTCCAACTATAACAGCAAGAGCTAATTTTACTATAATGCTAATAAGCTCAAACTGAGTCTTCTTCTGCATCACTTCTAAATCATTTAAAGCTTCATCACGTAAACCTTCAGCTTCTTTCTTAGAGATTTCAAGTTCCTCCATTTTATTTTCAAGGTCAATAAGTAGAGCTTTGTTTACCACAGCAGCTTCTTCAAGTTCTCTATTCTGAGCTTGGACCTGCTTAGTAATATCTAAACGCTTACGTCTTTGTGCAAGATCTTTCTTCTTACACTCTTGGATATACTCTTTAACTTCAGGATCAGAAGTCTTAGCCAACAGCTTAACAAAGTTTCCCTCTATAAAAACTTTCTTAGACTTGGCTTTAAGTATAGCTTCCTTTACGGTGTCTTTAGAACTAATCACCGCAGCAGTATATTTCACATGTATCCAGGTAACTGTTATCAGGATTACCTTTAGTTACATATCCTGTTTCATAACTTTTACTACAACTGGTAAGTGCAATTATTGCATATACCACTAGAGCAAACCTTATTACATTCTTCATTATCTATATACTTTAAAAGGGTTTGTCTTATTTATATACCCCTCATAATCTTCTTTAAACTCTTCTAGTCTTGGTTCAATGTCATCAGACTTAATAATCCAAAACTGAGCTCCTACTGTTTTTGCTTTTTCAATCTCTGACTGATCACTACTACTAGAAATAATACCAATAACACATCCGTTACCATAATCTTCATTTATTTTACGGATCATTTCTATACCATCGTATGAAGATCCAATTATGTTAAGATCAACAAAGACACACTGTGGTCTTTCATGATCAGGATCATCAGGGAACCAAGCTTTAAACTTCTTATCTGCTTCATCAGAGCTATCTAAAGCCTCAATAGATAAAGCTATATCTAACATGCTGCAGGCATCTTCAAATACCAAGTGAAATAGATTCTCATCATCTATCAGCATCAATGTATCAATCATCTCCTAAATCTTTATATAAATTTTTGTACCACCTTCTTTTATCTTATCAGCATGTACTATAAAACCATGCTCTCTTAAAATCTCAATAGAAATATTTAATCCCAATCCTGTGCCAGATTCTTTCTGACCTTCTTTCCTAGCATAAGGTTTACTGAGTTCCATAAACTCTTCACCTGTTAAACCCCTGCCATTATCTTCTACACATATAAAAGAACCTTTGTGGTAATCAGCCTCTAAGTATATCTTGACATACTTTGTACCAGCGTCATTATACTTTAAACCGTTTCTTATAAAGTTATCTAAAGCTGTACAAAACAAAGCTTCATTTACTTCTAAACCTTGTGGTAAGTTGTCCGATAAGACAACTTGATTTTTATATGCTGTTAGTCTTAGGTAGTCTTCTAATATCTCTTTAATATTATGCGGTTTGGTATTTAACTGTGCGTTCTCTTTAACTAAGTTTGTAAACTCATAAACTCCTGCATATACTTTTTGAGCATGGTGTAAACCATCTGCTATTAATTTGAGGGGTGATCCAATTTTGAGTTCTTTAATATTTTCTTCAGTAAGTCTGCGGTTAAGGGACTTAATCCCTCTTGGTAAGTAAGTATTGATACCACTGTGCATATCATGTCTAATGATTTTTGCTGCATGTTCTAGATATATATTCTTCTTACCAAGATCTTGTTTTATGATCTCCTTGTTTTCTAAAAATTCTTTGACAACTACAAAGAAAGGAGGCATAAAGGCAATAACAGATAACCACTCAAAGTAATGAGTAAAAGTACTGTGATGTATATAACGAAATACTACTAGTGTTTTAAAGACAAAAAAAGTCAGCATAATCAAAGTAGCACAGAGTAGACATATTCTACTTCTGATAGATATACCATCTAAAACACTCATTACAGATCTGTTTTTTGAAAGCCTAGCTTTTCAAAGATCCACTTACTAGGACAGAATCTAGTCCAAACACTTACATTTAACATGACTACTACAAACCCCACAAGGTTCCATGAATTAAACAACCATGCTATAAACAACATAGCTGACATTAATAAATAAACCATACGTGTGCTTGTCCAGTCTGTTATAGACTCAACGTAACCCAAAAGGCTACTTTTAATCTTAGATAAAATCTTTTCCATAGAGATAGAGATTTAAATTCTTGTGTAAGAAACAAGTCCTCTGGCTCTTGTATAGTCTCATCCCAAGTAAGGAGATCAGATATTCTTTGATCCTCCTCTGGTGTAAGAATAAATAACTCTATGTTATCTCTATCAAGTAAACTCTTCTTTGTCATCGTCCTTGTCCCTTATACTTCTTTTTGTAATTAGCTGAATTTTTACTTTTACTAGTTTTAGTTTTAGCATGCACCCCTGGTCTACGTTTCTTAGAGGTTGTCAACTTAGCATTGTTAATGTGTTTTGCCATTGGTTTTGTTTATTTCGTTTATACCGTATCGTAATCTATATAAGTAATGGTTACTTCTTCTCCTGCTTCCAAAGCTGCAGCAATTGGAGGATAAATTCTTTTATACGCCTGAGTACTTGAACCAACAAAACCATCAGCCTTGATAGCATTGTTTTGTTGACTATCACCAACAAGGAGGCACCCAGCAGTGTGTTCATCAGTATTACCAGTATGAATAAGGATCCACTTAAAATTAGGCACATCACGTACCCATAACATGCCCTTGTGCATTTCACCATATTTCTTAGTATATCTTTCATGGTGACCTCCTACCGTTCTAAGAGTGATTTTATATGTGCCAGCAGGAATTCGTGTTTCAGACATAACTTTTGTTTCCCTATACTCATCTTCAAGAGTGTAGCATAAAAACTTTCTTCCTTCTGTAACATCAAATAAAATTCCGTTTGTGCTGTCCTCTTGACTGCTGATTCTTACTACTTCTAATTTCATTTCTTAGCAAATTTTTCTAGGCCTGCAATACCAAAACTACCTAGAGTGATTATAACAAAACTGTTATAGATCCCTTCGTTAATTACGAGGTCTTTACCTACGTATCCAGTAACAAGATCTACTACAGCAAAAATTACCATAACAGCAAATGACATAAAACCAATAATAGTCTTTTCATTGTAATCATTTTCATCTTTAAAGATATCAGCAAACGCCATAAGCTTTGATTTTAATTTTTTAAACATCATGTAAGTTGTTGGTTTCTATCTATATATAAGATACGAAAATGGCTGTAGGAAAACAACTAAAAATAAAATCCCTCTCAGGTTGGGAGATAAACCTGAAAAGTTTATATTAGTATATTAACCTTAAACAATTTAATTATGTACTCAATCTCACTAGGGACAAGAGTTTCCGTGAATGTCCTTCCAAAGGATGAAGTTCTATTAGGCTTTAAAATAAATAAAGCTTATGTATTTAAATCAGAAGAACAAGAAGAACCAGACCAACATCACTTACTCGTGATAGGTTTATTATTCTTTCAAATTGGAGTATTGGTATAAAAAAAGGGAGCTTTGTGCTCCCTCTTTTTTAATTAGCTCTGTAGTCTTTACTGACTGTATCAAAGGCTTTGTATCTGTTTATCTGATAAAGAGCTGGTATAACATCACCCCACTCTTTAGCAAGTTTAAGCTTACCTTTTCTACTACCTTTTTGATAGTATACATTCTTATTATCTAAAAGCTCTTCGTGGTCTTGAACTATTCCATAGTAAGCAGACATTGCAGTAGTACTTAAAGCATCCCACAAGTTTTTGATATATCTACTAGAAGCAAAAGGACTCTCTGCAGCTGTAGCTAACTCATAAGGATTAAAGAAGAACATAGCCTCACCTTGTAATCTATCATTTAAGAAACTTAATGCGTTGAGATTACGTCTTATAAATTTATTTTCATCTTCATCATCACCTACAGATTTCATTATACCTTTCAAAATATTAGCTATAATGAATGTACTTACAATGACTGTTAGCTGAGCTCCTAACTTTCTAATATTAGCTTTAGCAAGTTCATCTGTTGCAGATACAGCTTCAGCCCAGCTACCATAATCACGTATAGCACGACCAAAGTTTATTAAACTTACTACACGACCTTCATAGTAACCTAAGTTTTCATCATAGTATCTACGTTTAAAGTGAGCTTTATAAGCTGGATAAACCCATTTATGGAATTGGAATGCTAGAGTACCAAATGTATTATCTTGCCAAGCAGCTCTATCTTCTTCTGCATAGTTACCATGCATTTGCTTGTTAACCTCGTAAATGTAATTCTGAAGATTAGCTTTCTCTGTAGAATTAAAAGATACTTCTTCAGTTATATTACCTTGATCATCTCTTTTTATAAGTGTCCACTCTCCTGGTTTCAAAGTAACTTCACCTGTTTCCTGATTAAAATCATAAGCATCATAAACATTCATTTCAGTTCCGTTTTGATCCTTAAGAGTTTGTGATAACAGAATAGCCATACCAGTTTTAGACTGGACATTAAATTCCGCAGAATCTTGCAACTTATAAGCACCTGGTATAGGAGCATCAGATCTTTCTTCACCAGCCATAAGCTGACGTGCCATATTAAAGTGATTAGCCAGAGCCTCATACTTAGACATAGACTGATTAGATTTAAAGTTAAACTGCTTATCAAAACCTTTCATAGTCTTAAGCATAACTCCACCTAAAAACTCTGTATTATATAGACTAACAGCTTTAGTCATAGCATTTCTACTATAGTATCTACCACCGGCAGTTTCTAAAACAGTTGACACTCTACCCCAAATATAGTTTGAAGCGTTAGCAATAGGGCTAAGACCTACATACAAAAGAGAAGAACCTTGTAATAACTTACGTACACCTACTTCCATTCTACGTTGACCTCCGTCCATATTATCAAAGTAGTTCTCTTTATTATAAGTCATTTTAAACCACTTATCTAAACGTTTAGTAGCTCTAACTTCTTCAGGCTTTACAAATTCTTTTTTTTCTGTACCATCAGCTTGAGTTTGAGATCTAGAATAGTAACTTCTATCCTTTGCAGCCTGTTTAAATATTGCAAAAGTATCTTCAAGACGTGTCATGTGATTGTAATAAGACACTTGTGCATTCTGAGCTTTCATAGCATCTGCTATATTTACATCAGTACGTGCCTTTTTAGGCATTCTTTCTATACGTTTCTCTTGATCTTTAATATCTCGTTTAATCTTTCTATACTGATCATGTGTGATTTTACCATCCAACATGTCTTTACGGGCCTTTGCCTTAGCTTCAGCAAGATCTTTTAGCTTTTGTTCAGAAGCTGTTCCTCTAAACCCAGGAATAAATAAAGGTACTGCACTTACAATATCTCCATTTTCATCAAGCCTTGTTCTTTTGACTTGAGGTACAGGTAAACTCCAATCTGCAAAAAAGTCATACAAAGACTTTCCTATTTTAGCTATCACTCTTAAAGGTACCGGTAGATTAGCAAAGTTATTTACATGATCTTCAAGTACAGGAACTCTATGTTTTAAGAAACTTTCATACTCATTAGGTAGACTTGATAACTTCTTACCCACCCACTCATTTATATAAAACTCATAAAATTTCTTTTGAGCTCTACCTAATTCTGTTGTAGGATTCATCAGCTTCTCGTATGCAGGATTTAAGTAGTTAACACCATCAGCACTAACTTCTCTTGCTTCTACATACTTACGATCCACTACTTCAATAGAAACACGTTTAGTAGCTCCTGTAGTTTGACCCTTAGAGTTTTTAACAGGAACGATAATATCAGAAAGAACATTATAGTATTTATTACGGTATCTTCTATATGCATAATCACTAACTCCAACCTTTTTAACCCAACGTTTACCAACTAACATTTCATACTTGGCTCGTTCAGCTTTAAACTCAGCTGTATATCTGTGATCTTTTCCGTCTTTTACCTGACCTTTCTCAATAATCTCAGCATTCAAAAACTCTCTATAATTTTTACGTGCTTCAAATACTCTTTTATTATGATCTATATCATCTTGAGAAGCCTTGTTGACATCAGTTATTTCTCTATACTGAATATAATCACCATCTTCATTATATAAAGCTGACTTAAGCTCTTGAAGTTTTTGAGTATAATTAGATCCTAATCTGTCAATAATTAATGCTTCACCGTTTACTTCTTCATACATAAAGCTGTAATCAACTTTAGCTTTACTACCACCTAGTTCTGTAGGAGATAGTCTTACAAGATCTGCTATAGCCTCATCTACTTGAGCGTTAAATTTAGCAGCTTCATCATCAGCTTCAATACGTTGCTGCTTATACTTCTTATCTATAAGTCTTAAGATAAGATCAGTACTTGTAGTAAGATCACCTAAGAAAGCTTCACCTCTACCTATATCCTGAGCTTCATTAAGAGCAGTTTCTATCTGTTCTCTTGTAAGTGCTTGAGATGTACCACTTTGAATACTTCTAATAAGCCACTCTTTTTTAGAAGCTTCAAAAACTTCTCTACCTTCTGCTAACTTGTCTTTAAGCTTACTAACTATTGACAACTGTTCTGGAGGTAATAATTTATCTAGTGTAGCTGTATCAGCCAATATAGATTCATAACTTTTTAAGAACATCCCAAAGTTTTGTAATACCCCTGCTGTTACTTCTCTATTTAAATTACTATCGTTACCTACGTATTCTATAAACTTGTTTACATCTTTAATAGCATAGTTCATAAAACGACCATAAGCCAATAAAGATTTACCGGTCTTACCTTCCTTATCTATCATATAAAGAAGATCTGCTAGAGCATCAATGGTTTCTGCTTGCTTAGGTACAAATAGATTACGTTTTGGATCTGTAATGTTTACACGCTTATCATAAAGATCTTGTAAAGTTTTCAGTCTTTGAGATAAAGGTGTGTAGATCTTTTCCTTAATAAGAAGAGCAAGTTCAAAATGATTTATCTTAACTCCATCATCTTCAACGTCTATCTCAGGCTTACCATCTTCACCCATTTCTCTAGATAACTGACCACTTTGATCTACTGTCTGATTACTTTCTTCCAGCTTAACAATTACATCAGCATAAGTCTTCATGTCAGTTTCAGCATTATGCTCTCTGTAACCTTCTATATCAAATCCCACAGCTGTAGTAGCATCGTCATTCATTTTATACTTAACATGGTAAGATGCTGTTCTTGATACTACAAAACCTTTGTTCATTAACATGCGGGCATAAAGACCCGTTTGTAAAGCATGTTGTTGTTCTGTGCTTAAGTATTGATCACCACCTAACTCATCTGCAATCTTAGAACCTTTGTATCCTTTAGTATTATCTGAAGCTTTAAGAGGATATGGGGTAATGTAATTCTCACTAGTAATAGAATTCTTAGAAGATTTAAGATCAAGTACTTCCAACTCACCGTTAGCTTTAACTACGAGTATATCAATACTACCTGCTACATTATCTTTTTCACTACTTACACGGAACTGTGGTATAACTACAGAACCTTCAGCTTGTAAATCTGCTACAACATCCTGAGCCCAATTCCAGATTTCTTCTTTTAATGAATCTTCAATAACCAGACTAACGTCTTTACCTTCTTCTCTAAATACAAGACTTACTGAATCAAGGGATTGACCTAGTATAGCAGCCTCAAGCATTCTATCAAACAAATTACCAATACGTCTATTAACAGCATATTGACCCATGTCGTCCAAGGTACCTTTCATTAAAGTAGTAGTAGAATCTAATTGCTTACCACTACCTACATGAGTATACTTATGACCCTCTTCTTCAAACTTTACATCTAAGTGGAACTCTGCTAGATCCTGTACAACTTGACGTTGTTGAGGATTTAGAGATGAATCTCCAGCAGCTTTAAATAATTTAGCTTTTACAGGATCCATTTTAACTACCTGACCTTTGTCATTAAGCATTGCTGCTACGTCTTCAACAGAAGGATATGCGTCTGTTTTCTTTATCTTTTGATAAGATTCTATAACCGCATCTACAATAAGATCTGAACCATAGACTCCTTGGAGTTCTTTGTATTCTTCTAGGTTTTTATTAAAACAAACTTTAGCCATTGTATTCTATTTATAAGTAACAACTTTGGATTCTATCAAAGATATCCTCAAGATTAATCTCTACACCTGGAATAGATAGTAATGTTTTCATAGTACTAATAAAACCAGATCTTGTAGATATTTCAGAACCTGTAGCATTCTCTAGATTTTGTTTCATCTCTGCAGGTGTCAAACCCTGAGATGCTGCATTCTTTTGAGCTGCTTGATTCATCTGCTCAAACATATCACCTAAAGCTTTTTCTAACTGCTGTGGACGATTTGCTTCAAGACTGCTAAACCAAGAGTTAAACTTAGATTCTTCTATAACTGTAGGACCTCCTACTACATCATTAAGATAGTACTTACCATCTTTAATCTCTTGGTAAATATAACCATATTGACGCAAAGACATTTCAAGTGCTTTATCAATAGGTACCTTTTTTTCTGTAACTATTTCAGCAGCTGGACTTTCTTCACTTAGACCTTCTATAACAGTTGACTTTTCAGTAGTATCTACTGTTGCACCTGTTTCATCTTGTGTTAACGTCCATGCATTACCTTGAGAAGGTGCTGTAGATTTAACTCCTTTACCAGTTTCTTCTGGCTTAGCAGGTTTACCTTTTGTTTCTGTAGGAACTTCAGGAGCTTTGTAATCTGGAATAGCACCTAAAGCATAAGCACCACCAAAGTTCTGAGAGGCTTCACCTTTTTTAGTAACCTTAACATACTGAGCTTGATTACCTTTAATTTTAAAGTCACCATTAGCTCTCTTTTCTGATACTAAAAAGTCTGATATACCTTCTGCTGTAACTGTTCTAGTAACACCCTTCTCTACTTGTGTAGTTCCTAATACTTCACCAGTCTCTTCATTATATAAAGGCTCAGTACCAGACTCACTACGTTGCCAAGTACGTAATTTGTATACATCTCTACCTATCTTAATATACATAGGGAATACAACATTGTGACGGGTACCTTTTTCTGTAACAGTAGTTTGGACTTCAAAATTAGCGTTACGTATCAAATCCATTCTAAATGCAAAGTCTTTATCTTTTGCATAATCATTGAATAAAGAAATATTAAGAACACCTTTAGCATCTCCATCTGATTCTACAAATTCAAAAACTCTTGAACCTACTTCTTTTTTCTTTTCAATAAGATTCTTAGAAACTTTTTGTTTTGCTGGATCAAATATAGAACGTAGGTGCTGTGTGCTAGCTGCATGCTCTCCCCAGTTTAATAGGAACTCAGCCATAATAGCACGAACACTATTGTTCTCACCAAAGACATTCAAACCTATTTCTTCAAAGCTTTCAGCAGATTTAACAGCTTCAATAACTCTAGTATTTACACTAAAGATTTGAGATAAAGCTTCAGCAGGTACACTACGTAAGAAACTACCTGATTTAAACTGAAGACCATCCTTTACCAGTAAGTAATGAATTAGATCTAAAGTGTTATCTCTAACAGTAGAACCATTATCTAATACAGTATCGTCACTTAGCAACTCTGCCATTTCAGCTTCTAGTCTCTGAACTAGTTCTGGTGAAAGCTTAGTAAATGAATTAGACTTAAGCTGGTTTACACCTTTACTCTTAGAAGCTGTACCATCAGGATTAATAGCTGGAATAGAGAACACATACTGCTGAATGAACTTATTAGTTTTACCCGCAGCTTTCAAGTGTCTTCTCAGTGAACCTACAATCTCTGTTACACTTTCTACATTAGGTTGACTAGCTTTAAGATCTTCATAAATCAAACCGTTACTAAGATTCTTTAGTACTCTACTGTTAGAAGAGTTAGCGGTCTTATAAGCTTTAACTAATAAGGCTCCTAAGAAATCATTTAGAGCTTGCTTCTTAGCTTTTCCATAACCTGTTCTAGAAGTGCTTAGAGAACTTTCAATAGATTCCATTGTAGCTTTAACTAACGGAGCCTTGCTAACAAACAAAGATTTAAATAGTACATCTAGTTCTCTTCTAATCTCAGCTTCTGTCTGTATGATACTATGATTCTCAATAGCTTCTTTTAAACCTTCTACAGGGAAACCAGATTTCTTAATCTCTTCAAGTGTATCTTCAGTTACAAACTTATTGTAAGAATCATTCTTGTAATCAAACTGATCCATTGTTTGACCCACACCAGCACCAACTTTAACAACAGAGGCCAGCTCTCTCATCGTTTGAGATTGTGTATATATCTTTTTAAACAATGCTAATACAGAAGCTTGAGAGTTTATAGCATCTTCATCTTTAACCAAATCTGCAAAAGTCTCTGTCAAAGAAAGATCTTTAACCATCATCTCTTCTGTAACTTCAGAAGCTTCTCCTAAAGTCATTTCTAGTTCTTTAAATGTAGTAGCTGTAAGATTAGCCATTTGTTTTTGGCTACCATCACTATTAAAGTTTAGAATAGAACTAGCATTTGCTGTTCTTCTAAAGAACTCCTTAACAACAGGCTGCTGGAATAACAACAACGCTTTATTAAAAGGTACCCCTAAAGACAACATGTACGCAAACTGACCAACAGCTTCAATATTCAAACCATACTTACTTGCTAACTGTTCTTTAGCGTTATCCGTCATTGCTGTAATAAGAGTAGAAAGGTTATCCATAATACGTGAACCATCAGTAGCTTCTGTATTATTGAATGATTTGTACTCTACACCATCAATTTCAAATGCAGCATCAGTAGCTGAGACACCCATTGTGTTTAAGAAAGCATACGCAATAGCTGTATTAACTGCAGGTCCAATGTTTTCAGCACCTTCATGAATATCAAAGAAAGACTCAGCCTTACCCAACGCATTATTAATAAAGCGTCTTTGCTCTTGTAGTTTATTGTAATACTCAGGAGCGTTCTCTTTTAAATAGTCAGCAAACTTCTCAAAAGCTTTCAAAGAAGCAGGTTCCATGATACTATTGCCTAACAAAGACATCTTAATATCCAGTTGTCTGTTTTGCACTGCAAACAAGTTAATGTCTACATTATTATTTTCTTTAACCGCTTTGTTATATTCCTTCAGAGTAGAAGGTAGACCAGCTTCTCTAGCTGCAGTCTTAATATCTGTTAAAGTATATTCAACCTCTTCTACAACTTCATCAAGAACATCTGCTACAAAAGCATTTAACTTACCATCTTGAAGACCTTGTTTAACATCTGAGTTAGTCTTAGCAAGGAATCTTAAATAAGCTTCAAATCTATCTTGTTCTGATCCTTCTCCGTGGAACTTAACGTCACCTGCTGAATCTCTATAGAATTCTTTTCTATGTACAAATAATGAATCAATATCAAAGTCAGCTCCAGATAGTTCTACAAGTTCTTTAGGGAATATACCTACAGATCCGTAATGAGCTGGTAAGTAGTCTACAACTCTTAAGTTAATTGCAGAGTGTTTATCCTGTGAAGGAATACGTACACCAAACATTCCACTTTCTGTAACCTCACCGTTTAGACCCATAGCGTCTTTCTTGTGAGGAGGCATCATCATTTCAGAGTAAGTACCTATTACAGTCTTACCATCTTTACCATACTCTTCTACACCATAACGCAAGTCATCCATGTAATAATCACCGCTATCCTGCTCCTCTTTAGAAAGTTTGTTAAAGAACTCATAGCTAACAACGCTGTCTACACTAGTACCATTTTCTTTAGCTGTACCTCTTTTTCTAATAACCTTAACACCAGAATCAGAAACAAGTGTAAGCTTGTAACCAGGTAACTTATCTTGTATAACAGTCTTGTTAAACATAGAAAGAACAAATTGCTCAAATCTTTCTAGGGTGATTGGGTTATTCAGATCAATAGTATTGTCTTTAAATACAGCAATCTCTTGAGGAGATGCTCCCAAACCTTTTAATGTTTCAACCACATACTCTCTAAACTCTTCAAGCTTAGGAGTAACCTGCTTAAGATTTCTAGATTTTCTAATTTCATTCTGGAAATCCTCCAGATCAAACAGTTGTTTACGCTTGTCTAAATATCTAGATGTAAGAATAGACTTATCATTTTGTAAGTACTCTTTACGTAAAGCATCTACTGTAGTCTCCTGACCGTTTACATATACCTTTTTACCACCATCTAATTCAGATAAGATTATATGTCTCATCTGAGTAGGGTTGTTAATTTTAAGTTTATTAGACGGAGTTTCCGTAGACAAGTATAAATAGTTAGGATCTAAAGGATTGAAATATTTAGAATCTAATAATTCATTACCACTAGTAATACCAGTTCTTGGAATAACGTTAGCTTTTCTACCTTTAGATGCAGACACAGGAGATGCAAATACAACATTACCTTGCTGTGCTTCTCTCAATTGAATCTTATTAAGAAGATTAGCCAAGAAATTATTACCACCTTCTAAACCATTACCAGACATTCTATCTACAAACTCTGGGGTAAGTAAGAATGCAGACATTTTCAAATAGTTCTTACCGTCAAAATATACTAACTTCAATGAGTTTGTTTGAGCATTGAATTGTACAGAACCTTTCTTACCAAAAGCACCAAACACCTCAGCATCTGTTAGCTTTTGACCATTTTCTAGTTTATTTAAAACTTTAGCTTGAAACTGTGTAAGACGGCCCATACCAAACAATACATGACGTAAACCTTTTACACTCATGTAAAGCTGACCATCATCACGATCTTGTTTATCAGCAAACTGACCGTCTGTGTAAGCATCATCTTCAAATGTAATATGCTCTAAGTCACCTAACTGATCAAACGTGCTTGTAATACCCAGATTAGGATCTGCAGGAACAATGCTATGAGCAGCTTTGATACCTGAAACATTATAACCTTTAGCACGTTTTACAATATCAATAGGACCTTTAAATGATTCAGCAGGATCACCTGTAACCAACTGGTTAATAGCAAGTGTATTCAAGTAATCATTAAAGAAATACTGAGCAATATTATGAGATAGTTTCTTATCTCTAACAGCTTTACCTTCATCTTTAGAATGAGCTACAAGTTCTAGTGAAGCTCCTTTCTTTACAGATACTACAGCAGAAGAACCTTGTGTAGGAGCATAACCCGGTAACATTTGACGCAGTGTCACAGACTCTGCAAGAATACCCTCGTTAGCAAGTTTATCTTTATATAAATTAAACTGAGCATTTAAACCTTCAGCAATTTCTTTTCTAAGTTTCTTAGCATCAGCAACACTAATATCTTCACCTTTCTGAGCTTTTTCTTCAAGCTTTTGTTTAAGCTCTTCTGAAATAAGATCACCTGTTTCACCTAGTTTTAAACCTCTTAATGCACCGTTGTGGTAGTTCATTAGTTGTGGAACTCTAGGGTCATCAATCTCTGCGGCAACTCTAGTAATTCTAGCCAAGTCTCTTTCAACCTCTGTAATGATAGCATCTAAATAACTATCAGTAAACTCGTAACCATTTTCTGATTTAAAGTTATACTCAACAGCATCTGTAATAGGTAGACCTACAGTCATACCTTGACTAGAAGCCTCCATAATTCTGATCAAAGTAGGTACAGTAATAACACCGTTAACAGACTTCATCTTACTTGTATAAGAAAATAACTGCTGAGTCATAAACTCACGTGGTGTCATACCCTTGTATACTCTACCTCTATCTGTGCTACCAAAGGCCTCTTTATCTTGACTAGATAATTTTCTTTCACCAATACCATCAATGTTCTCAGTAGTGAGCTCATCAATAATAGCCATAAAGTCTTCGTTACTCAATAAGTATTGCTTCTCTGCCAAGTAAGGATCGTTCATAATACGTTCTCTTACTGCAGGATCTTTCAATGATTGAATAACTTTAGTAATTACATTACGAGCTTGATATGTTTGAATCTTCTTATTATTAGCATTGTTGAATGTAGTAGTATCAATGTTCTCATTAAAGAACACATTACCTTCTGCTAATACTTTAAATCTACCACCTACTGTAAATGACGCTTGATTTTCTTCTGTTCTTTCAACGTCTTCAAAGTTTTTCAAGAACAACTGGCGTCCTTTACTTACTGTAAAGCTGTTAGCAATATTTGACAAGTCTTCTTTTGTCATTGCTGGAACCTTTGTGTTGGTAATTACAAAGGCTAAATCTTGATCTTCTAAACTACCAAGATCTAATTTACCTTCCATCCATCTAGACTTGTAATAAGAATATTCTACAAATGCAGGAGAAATTTCTATACCGGTAATATCAGCAAACTCTTGAAGTAATTCAGCAACTTCATTAGCACTGTACTCAGATTCATTAAATACATCTTTAACTTCATTCAAAATAGTAGAAGCACGGGCAGCACTATCAGAAGTTATAGAACCTACATTAGCATCGTGAGCAGATTGCCAAGTTTGTAACTGGGTTACAGCTTCATTAGATCTGTTGGACTCAAATGTTACAACTCTACCAGACTTAATATCAATAGCCATAAAGTTGTAAGTTCTTTTACTTACGTCAAAGGCTCTTACAAATGCTTGGAAAAGCTGAGGTCTTTTAATATTGTTTAGATCTAAAGACCCATCTGGTAATACAGATACACCTAATGTGTCAAACAGCTTGTCAATAAAGGTAACAGTTTGCGATTTACTTGTAGATTTAGACTGCATTACTCTTTGGGCCTGTAGTCTTTCAAACATATCTACATCACTAGAAGAGTCTGCTAAAATTCTAACCAAACCGTTGTAAACTGTAGGAGCATCAGCAGCTACAATAATACGCTCTGTTAAAAGATTACCTTCAGCATCTATATAGAACTCATTACCAAAAGCATCTATCTCTGCAACAGGAGTAGTACCAATTACTGCACGTACTAATGTTGGCAAAGATGTAAGACCTCCAATTGATTCTGCTTCTTCAGACCAACTACTTCTAGCTGAACCACCAAACTCATCCTCAAGAGCATCCAAACTATCTTTCATAAACTGATCTGCAGCATCAAACTGTGCAATCTGATCTTCTACATACTCTACAATAGATGCAATAGCTTCAGGATTACCTAAAACATCATAGATCTGATCAGCACGTTTTTGCAATGCAGGGTTCTCATATGTCTTAATATCACTATCAAATAAATTAGATACTGTATCTAAAGCTTCGTAAGTAAGGTCTTCAATACTACCTTCTTCTGTTTCTCTTCTTGCTCTATCTACAAGAGCTGTAATAGAAGATAATATGTATTGAGAATCTTCAGCATTGAGATATCTGGCTACATCCGTACCACCGGTATCTTCTGTATACTCTAACACAGCATAAGCCATATTATCACTAAAGGCTGCGTCTCTTGTAAACTGATTGCTAGAAACACCACGTCCTTTTAGTTCACCAGAATCAATAGTTCTAAATAATTGATCTACACTAGTAATTCTATCTACAGGGTAATCATTAAACAACTCAATGAAGAAATCAAGAATCTTACGGAAGAGTGATTTAACTTCAGTATTAATCTTAGTATTCTTAGGATCTTTTTTGAACTCTTCAAATTTATCAGCAAGGAACTCTTCAATCAATCTTTCTTTAAGTTCTTGACGTGACATACCATCATACAATGAAGATGTTTTAACCATCTTTGCAATTGCCTGATCCATTGTCATACCTTTCTTTCTAAGGTCTGCCCTAAGTTCTTTCTCACCTAACTTTAAAACTTTCTGAATTTCTTGATCAGATAGTAGCATTCTAAATACAGCATGGAATGCTTCATGGTATTTAAAAGGAGAATCTTTCGTGATTTCTATCACACCTTCTAGTTCAGAAATACCTTTAGCACCTGGTCTGATCTGTGTAAAGAACCTACCAACAGTCATACCTTCTTTTACCATTCTATCACGAATGATATCTACAGATTCTACTGTAATAAAATCTGGAAGTACAGCACGTACCCAACCTAAGAAATCTTCAAGCTGCTGCTCATTCTCAAAAGTAAAGTCATTACCTACCTTATTAGCAGTATTCTTTTTATCTCTAAGATCTTTTAGTTGCTGATGTAGTTTTTTCAACTGTTCATCCTTAGCAACCTGACTAGGCTTAAGACCTTTTCTTCTTTCCTTTATTTTCTTTTTAACCTCGTTGATCTGCTGATCTATACCTGAAACTTCTACTTCAGCTTCTACTTCACCTTCTGCTTCTGCCTCTATACTTGCTTGTGAAGAAGCACTACCTAAAGCTTCTAACTGATCATTAACAGGTTCTGATTCTACTTTAGAGCCTGGAACCTCTTCTAATGAAACTCCTTCAATACCTCCTAAATTTTCTAAACTAGCTTGAGTAATAATTACTGAAGGGGCCTTTAAAGGAGAAGCGGTTACGTTTGTTTTAAAGTTAGAAAGATCTGAAGCATCTAAGTCTTTGTTAATATTTTCAAAGAACATAGAAGCATCAAACGGTTTTAAAAGAGCAGCTCTTTGAGGCTTTCTAATTTGATTATTATTAGCTTCTATAGCTGTATTAACAGCTGACAACAACTCAGCAAATGATTTAGGAGCAGCATTCAAATTGAAATCAAATCCTGCAATCTGAGTTCTTCCTATATTGTTAGGTGATATGTTTACTCTAAGAGTACCATTCATCCTAACTTCAAGAGCTACATTAAAGTTTTGAGCTCTAGAACCAGCTGATATAGTATAACCCACATAAAACTGGTTATTAAAAGAATCATTAAATTCAATAACCTCTTTAGTAACATCTTTACCTTCTGCGAGCTTAGCACGGATGTCTTCTATCTTTGTACCTAACTGATTAACCAGAGTGTCTAGCCTTTCTTCTGTAAGATTCTTAGGACTTAATTCAATAACAACCGGTTTAGCACCAGGTACTAGTTTAATTGCTACATATCTACCTAAACCATTTAGTACATATGGGTTAGATTTTAAAGCCTCTCTATACTGTTTAGCTTCACCTTTTTCAAATTCACCGTTAACAACAGTAAAGTTTTCTTCAGTAATAGCTGTACCGCTAATAAACTTTCTATCTAAGATGACAACCTTGTCAGTAGGAGAATATCCCAATTTAGAAGCCACCTCTTCCCAAGCTGCTTTAGGCTCATTAAGTTTAGTTGCAAAGTTGTAACTAAAGTTTCCTAGTCTAAACCCATAACCTTCTAAAGAGTCTAATGAGAAAGTTGTATTACCTTTTTGAGCTTCAGCTACTAAGTAGTTAACTAAAGACAAATGTCTTTTATATCTATCTACAATTTCCTTTTCAGCTCCAAAGAATAATTCTGAATCTGTAGCAAGTCCTTCGTTAAAGTTTGGTACATAATTACCAGACTTATCTAAGAATGCATATTGAAGAGGATCGTTTAAGTAAGACAAAACAATAGAAGAACCCGTCATTGGATTCTTAAACACAAGCTGTATCTCAGCACGTTCTCTTGTACTACTATCAGCATTAAGTTTAATACGAGGATTCTCCTCATTCTTATCATTAAACTTAGCGTTTGTATGAGCACCGGCTTGAGAAACTGGTACATACTGAGCATTGTAAGTAACCTCTACTGATAAAGACTGCATGAACTCTTCTTCAGTCATCTGCATTCTTGCTTCAGTAAGCTCAGTTAATTCTTTATCAGACAGCTTTCTATTTTGAGCAGTACTTCCAAAAGTAAATTTACCAAGCCTTTGAGCTTTGTTACTAATCTTAGCAGGAGCTTCTACACGTACATCAGACATGCTTGTAATAGCATCTCTTAAAACAATACCGTTTTTATCTCTTACTCTAAGACGTTGTACAATACCGTTTTCATCAACAGTTTGATTTCTATCAACGGTTACTTTACGGTTACCAATGTAAAGTGTCTGACCTTCATATAATGTTCTACCATCAAATACAAAAGGCTTCTTACCTTTAGGGGTTTCTGTTGTTGCAGTCTCTGTAGATCCTAAACCTTTTAAGTAATTAATAATTTCTTCTTTACTAGTAGTAACTTCTGTTCCTACTAACGGCTCCATTAATGATTGAATAGGAGCACCAGAAGCATCTACAATAGAGTATTCTGTATTTTTCTGACCAGCAATGTTAGACTTAATCTCAATTACATAATAACCATTAGTAGCATCTTCATAGACTTTGGTAACAGAAGTAATTACATCAGAGCTGTTTTCAATATCTTCTACAGCTTTAGCAATATCACCACGTCTTTCTACAGACCCTGCCAACTGAGCAATAATATCAGAAGTTTCTGCATTAGGGTAGTACTTAGCAATAGCATCTGCTATAATAATACTTTGAGCAGCTCCATTACCTCTTAACCATATATGAATAGGTTGAGTAGACTGAGAAACATCATATGCTTCTACAACAGATTGAATAATAGCAACAATCTTAGCACCGTCAGGGGTGTTTAAAAACTCTTCCTGTGTTTGCTGGGTTTCATTATAAGCCATTCTATTGGCTAGTAATACAGCAATACCTTTATTTTGTTGAGCTAATTGTGCAAATGCTTGAACAACTGTTAAAGATTTATCTTCTTTCTTGAGATCTTCTTTAGCACTTTCAGTACGGTTGTTCTCTTGTTGTTCAGGAGTAGCATTGTTTTTCTTAGCAGCTTCTTCTTTAGCCTTCTGTTCTGCAGCCTCAGCTTCTGCCTCTTTCTGCTTTTCTGCATATCTTTCTTGCTGAGCTTCTGCATACTCCGTAATGAGTTGCATAGCTTGTTTACCCTTACCTTTTGTAAGGTTAATCTCACCACCATTATACAAAGAGAAAAGCTCTGTAGGCATTTCACCTTTTTCAATAAATGCTTCTAGCTGATCGTGAGGTATAACAACACCCAATCCTTTTAGTCTATTAAGAATGTCTAGATTAGAACCTAGTTTTTCTTTAAAGGTCTTAACAGACTTTCTAATATGCTTTCTTCTATTAACAAAAACATCTTCTGCAATAGCTGCTTTTCTCAAAGCCAACTCTGTAAGAGCTGCAGGATTATTTAAAATGTTTAAAGATCTAGATGCAATAGCATAATCTTTTTCTAGGAGATGATGATCCACAATAGAATCAAAAACATTATCTAAAGTTTCTTGACTAATCTCTTGCGGATTCTCTGAAGCTTCATTAATAGTATTAACGTAATTACTAAACTTAGCTTTCAAAGCTTCATATGCTTTCTCTCTTCTTGCATCAGCAGCTGGAGAACTGTCTGTTTCTAATTTAGTAACCAGGTTAATGTACTTGTCTAACTCAGACTTGTAGCTCTTTAATGATTTTAACTTAGCTTTCTTTTCATTAAGTAACTTTTTCTCTTCTTCTGTTTGAGCTCCTTTACCTACAAGAATTTCTTCTTCTAGTAAACCAATCTCTCTATTAAGATTAGCAACACTAGTTAAAGAATCTACATCAGCTGCAGACCAGTTAGAAGTAATACCTGAAGCACCCATTTCAGATCTTAGGTTCTGCATTCTCTCTTGAGTCTTATCAGCAGACTCTGCTAAGAAAATATAATCTCTACGAGCATCTTCAAAAGCTAGATAGTTAATCTTATTTCTATTGTACTCTTCAGTATTAGGATTATATGCTGTTGGATTAAAAGGATTGGTAAACTTTTTATTAGCCTGATCATATCTTTCCTTAAGACTCTCAGCATAAGATATACTTTCTTCTAACCTTTCTCTAGCTTCATTTGCATTCTCAATACCAGTAGCTTCTGAGATACCAGCATCATCTAACTGACGCATCTCTTCTAACTTACTCTTAAAAATATCGTAGGTACCGGTTTGTAGAGCTGTGCTAAGATGATTAAATCTAAGCTCTTCTGCAATATCTTTAGCTTTCTTAAAGTCCCCTGCTAGCAATGCTTCAGTTTGTTCTTTAAGAAGTTCTTTAGCTTGAATATGATTCTTTACTCTAGGATTAAATAAAGCAAAAGGATCTTTAATATTCTCATTAAGAATGTTTACTAGGTCCTCTGTTAAGCTATCTTGTTCTGCCTTAGCTGCTTGATAATTTGCTCTACCTTTTGCAGTAGACAAAGACATCAGTTTAGTAAGTTTAGAACCACCGCCTCCTACAAGACCACCAATAAACAAACCAGACAAGAATGTTTCTACACCCTGTCCAGAAAACTGCTTCATAACGTTATCACCAAGATAACCACTCATAGACCAGAAAGGCATCTGGCTAGGATCTTCTACTAAGTTCTTATAGTTATCAGCATATGAGTTAAACAAGAAGTTAGTTCTACCTGTTCTTGCAGTTTCTAGTCCTTCTTCTTCAAATACACCACCTGAAATTTCTTGGAACACCTCTTGGATACCTTCACCAGCACCTGCCTTTAAAACAGCTTTACCTCTACGTACATAACCACTAGGACTAAGTAAACCTTTGATAGCTGCTTTACTTCTCAGCTTCATGGTTTCTTTAAAGTTAGCACCAGAAATTTTCTTACTTGTAAAAGTACCGTCAACGTTTCTAATACCTCTACTAGCAAGATTGCTACTTACGGGATTGTAACCAAATACTCTACTTGTAGTTCTACCCATTTTCATAAGTGGTTCAAAGACCATCTTATCTGTAAGTAATACTACAGGTAGGTTACCCATAACGTTTCTATGACCTGCTAGGTTAGCTGCATCTTGAATTTGAGCTAACTCATCTTCATTAGGTCTTCTACCATTCTTTTCTGTAAATTCTGCAATAGCTCTATCTCTGACTTCATTAGAGGTAAAACCACCTTCAAGAGTAGCTTCAGTCATTGCAGCTTTAAACAATGACATATCTCTGAGCATTGCACCAGAACCTTTAGCTAAACTAGGTAATGCTTCACCAGCTTTTGCAGCCCTGGCCATATCTACTAAAAAGTCAGTAGTATTACCAAAAGGATTTAGCATGTTTACAACCTTGTTACCTCCAACATTGATAATATTATCAGCCTGCTGCTTCAAAACTCTTGCAAAAGCTCCTGCAGCTTTCTGAGATTTACCGGCTTGATTAAGAACAGTAGAAGCTTTTCTTCCAGCTTTTACAGCATCTAGTGCTTTGTCTGCTGTTCTTAAACCACTAAATATTTTTCTACCAGTATTAGCAATACCTGCAAAGGCACCTACACCACCAGCTTCAGCAGTGATTAAAGCTTCTGCAGCATACTCAGGAATAGAACCCAAGACCATACCAGTTACAAAACCCGTACTAATTAAGTTATTTGCAATAAACCCTGTGGCGCCACCTTTAGTAGATCCATATCTAGACATGATGTCTGAAAATTCTAAAGCTGTACTAGTATCTGGAGATATAAAACTCTCCCAATCTCCTCTTAACAAATCTCCAGTACTACGTAAAGTATCTAGAGCACTAACACCAGTCAATGCAACAGCACCTCTAATACCTCTACCTATCTCACCATACCAAGAAGCATCTGCATTATATATAGCTTCATTATCTACAAAAGGAGAAAAACCTAAACGATCAAATGAACTACGGTTAGCATATCTAAAGTAATTGGTTTCATATAAACCAAAAGGTTGATCAGCATATTCTGTAAACAAAGGTTTTGCAGGATCTAAAGCAGTACCTTCGTACGTACCTAAATTTGCCTGAACACCTTTAGAAAAAATAGAATAAGTATCATTAGATGATGGTGTAGTCTTTTCAGGCTCAGTGTTTTGCTGAACTCCTCCAGGTAGATTAAGATCCATACCAATTAGTTTTGCTCTTTAATATTACTTATTGCAACAGTTTGTAATTGTTGCTCTAAATTTTGAACTATAGCATCTACTGAATCACCACTTTCTTTAAGTTTTTTAATAGTAGCTGCGTCCAAAGGTTGCTTAATATGTTTATTCAACTCAGGCTTATACAACCAAATATAACCTTTATAATCATAACCCGTACTAGACTTGGTAATTACAATCTTACCTCCTTGCATAGGATTATCACCTCCAACAGTATAAGCACCTTTATTAAGATTCATATATGTTTCTACATTACTAGTAGTCATAGAATATACAGACTCAGGTAAAACACCTGCGTTTTCTAGTCTTACAGTAATACCATTTAATGCCAGGTCCTCTCCCTGACCATAAGCAACGCCTTTGTTTGCTTTAGTTCCTGTAAGCTCTTTAATAGTTGCCGGATCAGGAATAATATTTAAGTATTGTTTACCTGTTGAAGGATCTCTATAAATACTAACGCTCATGTTTCTAGGAGCACCTTTACCTGTAGATGTATTTAGTCTGGTTGTGATAGCTCTTAAAATTTCAGAACCTTTGTCAGAAGCAGGAGAATTTTCAGATAAAGTTGTTGGAATATCTCCTATAACAACTGTACCCATATCCTGATTAACTCCTTGTAAAGCCATATTGATTACTGAATTAACCTGACCACCTTTAGTTGAAGCATATCCTAGATTAGTACCAACACGTGATAAACCACCTACGGTAGCATCTACACCCATCATAACACCACTAATATCTTTAGCATTACGACTATACATATCGTATACACCACCCTTATCTTCCATTACTTCTTCCCAACGATCTTCTCTATCATCAAAGAAATAATCTCCAATAGCACCCAAAAGATTAAAAGGGTTACCAAATGGAGGAATAGAATTCATTCTATCCATGAAAGTAGGATCATTTACTCTTTTTTCATACTCAGCCTTAATAAGATCTGGAGTAATAAAGCCGTCATTAACAATTTCTCTAATAATACCTAAAGTAAATTGCTTAACCTCATCATCACCCGGGTTATATGAATCTAATGCATTTAAAATATTTTCAGTTTCAAACTTTAAGACCTCTTCATATACAAGTTTAGATTTATCGTAGTTAGCAAGTGTTGCATTTAATGCTAAAGCATCTTGGTTTACAGTACCATCTGCATTTTTTAATCTTGTACCACTTTCAGAAACTACTCTAGCCTTTTCTAAATACTCATTATATTTATCTTGAGATAAACCAACAATGTTTTCATCCGCAATAGGATTGCCTTCTGCATCTGTAATTACTGTACCGGTTAAAGCAGCCCATTGTGCAATAGCCATAGCTCCATTTTGTCTGCTTTGAATAGCATAATTATCAACAGTTCCCTGGTTATATTCTACATAAGCAACACCATCTGCACCTTCCGGTATAGCATTACTATTTCCAATATTTATAGGTGTGTTTTGTATACCACCCTGCATCATACCTTGCATTTCTAACTCTAGCATCTTAAGAGCTACTTTACTTTCATGTTCTGCTTGAACACGTGCATACATGTTACGCATTTGCAGATCTGCTGTAAGCTGAACTTTCTTAAGACTATCATCAATTTTAGTTTCAGCTTTACTGTATGCAAGGCTATTAGCAATTACAGCAACTTCAGAATTAAATTCTAATTGATCTATCATAGATATAGCACCTAGTATCTCTGCTTGAGTAGGATTCTCAGAAAGATTTAAAGGCTTTACACCATCAACAGTATTAGCTTCTTCTTCAGCAGCTTCGTACTTAGTCATGAGGTCATTATATAGATTCTGTTGATACTCAGAAACAGGAGCTCCATTTCTTTCAACAGACTCTTCTATTTCTTCTTTTGCGTACGATAAAGACTTGATGTAATTATTTCTTTCTGCTAAAACTTCTTGAGCTTCTGTACTTAACTCATCATATCTAGTACGTAAGTATGCAGCAGTTGCAGCAGTTCTATCACCTCCAAAATTATCTAGATTAGCTTCTACATAATTTCTTCTTTCTACTCTAGATTTTAATGCAAGGTTTGCTTGAATTAAAGGATCGTTAGCAAACCTAGACTGTAAGTATCTATTTACATCTTCTCTAATAATTTCACCATTCTTAGTAGTAATCTTGTATAAACCACTACCATCATAGGTTTCCATTACAGTTTCCCAACCTCTTTCATCATAATACTTTTGAGCCAATCCTTCTAAATCTACATTGTTAATGTAACGAGGGGCACTAAAAGATAAAGCAGCTTCAGGATCCATATTTTGAAAATCTTGCATTGCATACTGAATCTCTTGAATACTGTAAGGATTATAAGCAGCTCTAACTCTTTCGTCTGCTGCATTCATAAGACTTTGACCCTTCATATACTCTTGACGCAGAGCTTTGGTAGTCATAATGTCTTTGGTATATAGAGAATTTTCTACTAATGGTTTAAAAATACCTTTAGCAGAAGCTACATTTCTTGGATCTGTAAGATCTGTACCAGTAATTCTAGAGATTGTTTGATCAGCTTGTTTTTTAAAACGCTCACGTAATGCAATATTATCTTCTCTAGACAACTCTGAATTTAAAAACGTGCTGTACTTGCTTCTAAAGTCTTCAAAGCCTTTACGTTGCATATCTGTAAGAGCCGTTTGAGTTTTACCTAAAAACGACCAATCAGGTGTAAAGGCTTGTGGTGCAGCTACAGCAGCGTTTGCATTTATGTTGTCAATATATGATGCCATATGTAATTGATCTTACACTAAAAAGATACTAAAAAATCTTTAAAGTTTTTTAAACTTATAAGGTTTATGATAAGGTTATTCCTCATCATATCTTCCTCCATATCTAAATCCATATGGAGATCTCATACCCATTCCGTAAGGATTCATATATGGATTACCATATCCAGGATTAATACCTACAGCAAATGGATTCATACCAGGCATAGCAAAACCTACACCTTGCATTCCTGCTCCATACATTTGAGCAGCTTGTTGCTGAAGATTATTAGCAGAAGAGTTAGTTCCTAAACCCATCAACTCTTCATCTATCTTCTTCAAAAGATCTATTCTTTTATCTGAATCACCATAAGAAGGATCTTCTAAGATTTGTTGTCTAAATCCTTTTAAGTATTCTTTTCTACTTTCAGAAGCACTTGCTTGATTTGGATCAAACATAGCTGCAGATACACCTGGTTGAAACTGAATATCACCAAACTGAGGACCTAACCCTGTGTTAATAGTAAACAAAGGATTTAACTTATTCATTGCTTTAATACGTGCAAGGTTAGTATCCGTAGCATTACGAGCAGCAGTACCTAAAATGTTATAACGTCTCATTTTTTCATCAAATACTTCCTGAGCCTTAACTGTATTGTCATAAAGGTCTTGAGCATTTGCCATGTTACGTACATCAGTAGCTGATTGTTCTTTAGCATTAAACTGTTCAAATGTATTAGCTATACCCGTATTCTCTCTTTGTAGAGCAGCTGCAATCTTGTTAGACTCTGTACCGGTAAGACCTGATAACCTAGCTACGTTAGACATTACAGCACCAGGATTAGCACCAAACGTAGATGCAGCTTCTGATGCAGTATTTAAACCAGATAAAAGATTCTGCTGTTGCTGAACATCAGATTGGTATGTAGGATCTGCAGTACGTGCTCTTAGTCTACCTCTCCAAGGTAAACGTAAACGTTCTGACATTCTGTTTCTACCAATCAATCTTTCATTTCTAAGATCCTGTTCAAATGGTTTAGGATCTCTTACTCTAGGAGGTGTGAGAGGAGGAATCTCTGTGGGAGGGATCTCTGTAGGAGGGGTCTTTGGAGGAGGAGGTATGAGAGTAGGTTCTTCCGGTAACATTTGTCTTGCTCCAAAATAACCATCTACATAAGCTTTTTCTAAAGCTTGTAAATCTTCTAATGTAAGATCACCACTAATTATACCATCCTTATATTTAGCAGCCAGTTCAGGATCTGCAAAACCTGCTTTAGTTAATCCAAATGCTTTCCACATTTCTGCAGCTTGCTCCGGATTGTTTTTTAATATATACTCATAAGTGGCTCTCTGTGCTTCTTTATTAGTCATTTCTGTAATGCCAGGAATTACAGTAGCCCATCTGTCAAAAAATTGATTTCCGTAATCAAATCTGTTAGATTGTCCTGTAGGTGTATTGGCACGACTACCTTCATAAGCTTCTATACTACCGTACATTCTAGGATCTCTACTTTGAGAATCTCTATTACTAGAACTTGTAGAAGATGTGTTAGAACTTCCTGAACCAGCAGATGAAGGTTCTGTAGATGCAGGAGGTGTTACTTGATATGGAGTTGTATCAAATGGTAAGACTGGTGTTTGAGGAAAATTAGCAGTAGGATCTCCAAACATAGCATCACCAAAATTTTGACTAGGTTTAGTCCATTGAAAAGTTGGACTAGACGTAGCAGGATCCTCTTCAGTAGATTGAGGTGCTGCAGGTTCTTGTCTCATTTTACCAATGTACTGGGCCTCTATAGCTATTGCTCTATTAAGCTCAGTCATTTGTTTGTCTTTTTCAACAGCTGTCAAATTAGGATTTGAAGAAACCATTTTTCTTTGATACTCTAATTCTTGAAGCTTTTTTTCTCTTTCTGCTAAAGAAGAACCTGCTCTTGCACCTTCTTGAGCTTTTGGTAACTCTGCACCATACTTAGCCATCATACCTGCTTGACTCATCTGCTGCCCAGGAACACCTTGTGGAAATCCTTTCTTAGCTTCTTGAACAAAGAACAAGTTATCTAACTTTTCTTCATTCTTATCAATCATCATACGTGCAGTATTCTTTTCAATATCATCAGCAAACGGATTAGCCAAAGAAGCTTGATAATCATTTACATTATACTTCTTAGCTAACTTAGCAGGAGTAGCAGGTTTAGTAGCACCAAACTCAGCAAGGATATTCTTATCCTTAATTTTCATCTTCTTAGTATCAGAAAAAATTCTACTGCCTGGTTCTAGATTAAGAGGTGTACCACCTTCAGAGTGACGTTTACCACCAATGTTATATGTCATTGGTTCACCACCTTGTTTAAGCAAAGCTACTTCACCTTTTTCTGCTTCAAGGTTAGCTTCCTCTCTAGGTACAGGTTGAAGGGTCTTATTAACAGATCCTCCTTCTTGCATGTACCCTTTAGGTAGCTTATTAATTTTAACTTTTCTTTTCATCTTAATCTAGTATTTCAATGTCTGCACCCATTGCTCTTAGTCTTTCTATCTCTGCGTCTGACATTTCCATTACACCACCTTCTTGATAGAAAGGAGTAGTATTAAATGACTCAGCCATATAAGGATTCCAGTTAGCTACTCTATCTGGTCTAAACTGACCTGAGATATTGTAATCACCACGTGAACCCATTTCACCAGCTCTAATAGGATCATATAAGTTATCAGTAAACTGGCGTCTCTTATTATCTTGTAACTGACGTGATTCTTTAGCACGTCTACCCATAAATGCTCCTACACCAGTAATTGCATTAGCTGCATCTGCTAAACCTAATTGTAAAGTAGAATCACTCTTAGGATCATTAATTTGTAAGGTTGGGTTAAATTTACCATTTCTAAATAAATAACCACTAGTGTATTTATTAGCAAAAGCATTACCATAACTTTCAGCCGGAGTTTCAAACTGTCTACCAAATACAGACATACCTTCTCCATAACCTTGAGGTGGAATTATATCCATAAGCTCAGCACCTTGAGCTTGACCAAAAATAGATTTAGTAGGGACACCCACAGTAGTACCATCTTCAGCATAACCACCACATTCATAACAAGGCATACCTCCCATCTTCATGTTGGCTCTAATCTTATCTTGTACTTCTGGAGGTAGTGCTCTAAAGCCTGGATTATTTATACCACCTTTAGCATACTTATAACCACCGTTACCATATTGGTAACCACCATAACCCATTTCAGGAGCTTCATGTCCAAAACCCATCTTATCCATTTTAAGATGGTCTTCGTATTTCTCAGCCATGTAACCTTTACCTGTTTCAGGATCATACATCATGTGTGGTTCAAATTCCATTTCACCACCTTCAGCCCATGTGCCAAATCTTTTGTGCCAGTATAGTGGGCTAAACGGATCTTTAGCTTTAGCAGAATTTCTTCCACCCATTCTATCCCAAAATCTTTTCTTTCTTTTAGCAGAACCGTGTTGTTTAAAATCTTTCATGTTGCTATCACCACCGTGAACAATTTTATACTTATCACCTTTCTTGGCAAGCACCATCCATTTTTTACCAGGACGTGTAGACTTTTTCTTAGCACCTACTTTAGTAAAACCTAAATTTCTATAACGTTGAGGAATACCTCCACCTTTTTTATATTCAGGCATACCACCTTCAGAGTATTCTTGACCACCGTAACCATATTCAGGCATGCCCCCATAACCCATTTCATAATCACCAGTCATAATACCACCACCTACACTATACATATCAGCATAAGGGTTCTCTACTTCCATACCCATTTCAGCTTTACGGTAACCACCACCACGTTTCTTGTATTCTCTTACAAGCCAGGCAGAACCATAAGCAGAAGGCCATCTATCAAATTTTCTTTTAGCTTCTGCTTTTACTCTAGCATAAAGCTTCTTATTAGTGGGGACATTCTTTGACATAACTAGTTACTATATCTCATTTATAATATACAAAATTTATAGGAGAATACCATATTCTACTTGGCTTTAGGCTTGACCACTGGTACAAATCTAGGGTCGTAATAATTATCTGGAGTTGGCTCCCAATCAATAGGTACAAATCTCTGAAGTTGATTAGCATACCCTTGTACTTTATCAGGATAGCTTCCAGGATCTGCAGAATAACTTGAGCCATCAAAAGTATATCCTTTCTTAAGACCCCAGGTCTTTCCTTTTCTGCTACCAGACATCTGACCATTATAAGCATATAAAGCAGGATACCACGGGTTCTTATCTAACAAATCAGGATTTAAGTCTTCACCAACGTAACGTTCACCTAAATTTGCACTTTGTAAAAGGAGGTCAACTATAGCAAAGTAAGAACCTTCAGGGGTGGTCATGTTTTTGCGTTTACCTATTTGTTTTTTAGCACCACGTCTTAATCCACTCCATCTTACAGAACCAGGACCGTATGATAAATCTCCAACCCCTGTAGGAGCTATAATATTTTCAAGCTTATATTTAATCTGTCTACCACGTTTTCTAGTTTTATCTAAAAGACCTTCAGCACCTTCAAATCTAGCGCCTCTATCCATATTAGATTCTTGAGATATGATACCATAAACAATAGGTTTAATATCATTTAACGTTTGCTCTGTAATACCAAATGTAGATTTCATTCTTTCATCCATTTCTGAATTGTTGAATAAACCTACTAGATCATTTTCAAAATCACTCCCGTCTTTTTTACCTCTATAGATATATGGTACATCTTGAGAGCTCTGTATTTCTTGATCGTAATCTTTACCATCATACTGCTCATCTATATATAATTCACCAGGTAAACGTCTTTGTTTATTAGCTTGAGCTCTAGCTCTTCTAACTTGTTCTTCAGGATCATAAGCATCCTCTTTATTCAAGTGGTAAAAGGCAACTCCATTTAACTTACCTGCTTTACCTTTCTCAACAAAGCTTTGCATTTTCTCAGGACTGTAAGTTCTTAGAGCATCTCTTTTGTTATCGCTAGGTGCCCTAGAAGCAGTACGTTCATAGTTATCAAAAAATAAATAGTTACCATCGTCATCAAGACCTAAAAACATTTGAGCATGTGTAGGAATAGGAGTACCCTCATTATTATTTCTACCATAGTGCTGAATCACGTCTCCAGGTTTTAGATTTTCTAATCGTGTAGACTTTCTACTAAAACCAGAATTATAAGCAGTTCTGGCAAACTCTGTGTTACTAGTAATAACCTGATCCAAAACACCTTCATCTTTATATAAAGAACAAACCCCACCAATACACGTAAAGTTATCAGGGTTCTTACCCTCCATTGATGGAGCATTTGCTATATTAGAAGGTAACCTATAAGGAGCTTCTTTACCAGAAATAACATCATAAGCTCTTCTTACAACACCATCTCTTATTTTTTGTAAATCATCATCCGTAGTTAAGGATGTTGCACCTCTATAACTACTTACAGGTTCTGCTGTAGTTTCTGGTGCAGGTGTTGGATTCATAACTGTACCTCTAACCGCTTCACTACTTACAGAAGGTTGTGGAGCAAGTGCAGGTTGTTGTATTACAGCTTCTCTAACAGGTTGAACATCAGCACGTTGTGCGTATTCATTGATATTTAATTTACCAGACTTTAACTGATTTAGAAGCTCTATATTTTGTTTAGCAGTACCTGTGTACTCTGTATCAAAGTAGTCAGCAAATATCTTTTTTCTATTCGCAAATGTAGGACTGTAACCTAAACCTTTTACGTAATCGTATAAAGTTTCACCACCTTGTTGTTTATAGTATTTACTATACGGAGAGTCTGTAGTATCACGTTGGAAATTAGCTTCCCATTTATCTTTAGTAGGGTATTCAAGTCCTAAAATATGATCTATGTAATCTCTAGTTTCTTTAGGCATACCAGATACCCAACTTAAATCATCAGCGTAAATATCAGTACCTTTTTCTTTCTGAGCATTTAAATACTTTAATGTATTACCCGGACCCCAGTTATATGCTGCAAGAGCTTTAGCTTGTTTTACTTTATCGGAACCTTTAATCCAACCTGTATTATTTAAATACTTATCCATTGCCCATTTCTGTACAGCAATAGCATAATCAGGATCATAAGGATTAGTACGTGTATCACCAGTAGCTTTTGCGTAGTCCTGCATTATACCGGAACCTATTTGTGTAAATCCTTTATAACCTTTAGGAGATTTAGCATTAGGATTAAACTTAGATTCTTGATATGCCTGTCTATACAGCAAATCATTAAAGGATAAGTTACCTGTTGTTTTCTTTTTCTTTGTTTTAGTCTGAGCTTCTACAGGAGGGGTTTGTGGACCCATCAAACCAGGAGCTGCTAAAACTTGACCAACTTGTATTTTATTATAGTCTATACCTGGGTTAGCTACGCGTAAAGCTTCTTGACCAATACCTGTACTATTTGCAATACCGTTAAAAGTATCACCAGGTCGTACAGTATAAATACCACCCTGAGCTTTAGGAATTGAACCTCCTAATTGTTTTAATCTAAATACATCAAAAGGAGGTTTAGAAGTACCATCATCATAATAAAAAACACTTTGCTTTTTAATAGGATCATCTTTAGAACCATCACTAACGTATTGACCATTCTCAGTATAAACACCTAAATGGAAAGGATAACCCTCTTTTCCTAAAGCACCTCCACTATTTGAATCATGACGATATTGTATAATATCTCCAGGCTGTAAATCATCTAAAATATATCTGCCTTTATTTTGAGGAGCTACCAATTGTAACCCATAAGAATCATAATCATCTTTAAAAGCTCTGTTATTGTATACACCTTCTGGTATTACATTATAACCGGCTCTATTATAAATATCTTTTACAACATTAACACAAGTGTTATCTCTACATACACCGTCTTCATCAAATAGAGCAACCATATTATCAATAATATTTAAAGGTGGACGAGTACCGTCTTCACCATTTAATACCATTTGATTGGCTACATCTGCAATCTTTTTACCTTGTTGAGCTTTAGGTAGTTGACCACCTTGTTTAAAACTCTTTCTAAGTCTTACACCAAATCTAGGTTGTTCAGATTCTAATGCTAACATTTCACGTACACCTGGCATACTACCTTGATATAAAGGATCAGGTTTAGCATAATAACCTTCAATAAAGTCACCATTACCTAAATCATAGTTTAATGAAAATCTAGCAGCACCTCTACCCATACCAGAGTAACCATCTCTTTGACTTATAGGAGCTATGCTACCTGTGTCAGTATTACCATAAACAGGCTCGTCAAAGTTTTTATCATATCTACCTCTCATTTCATAACCTATACCAAGAGATAGATTATCATTTAAAAAAACATTGGTTTGAGGCATAACACTCATATAAGGTCTTACTGCACCATTAGCATATGCAAGACCTGCTTCTCCTTCAAAGCTTCCTCTCCAGTCAAGACCACTGCGTCTACCAAACAGGTTTTCAATAGCATTACCTGGTACACCCTGCCAGCTAGCTTGACCTCTAAGACCTGCTCTTAAATTTTCACCTGCAGGTCTAAAACTTTTACCCTTACGATTTCCTACACCTATACCTATACTACCTATAGCGTCAGCACGATATTTAATTTCATCTAAAATATCTGTACCTTGAAGACCTAATGAAAATCTAGGCTCATCATCTACTAAGTTTTTACCAAAAGTATAGTTAGTTACACTTACTGGAGACTGAGCCCAGTTAGGTTGAATTCTTTGACCTGGTTTGATATAAGTATCCACTTCTTGAAATACATCTCCTTGTCTACCACCATATTGTGCACGTTTATGATTATAATCAATACGTTTACCTGAAGTCTTCTTTCTTTTAAACTTAGCTTTTTCAGATGCTGACATTTCTGATGTAGTCTTAGGAGTAGTTTCATTTACTCTTCTACTTGGTCTACATGCAGGATAAGGTCTACCGTTTTTATCTTTACCAGATCTACCACACTCTTTACCTGTCTTTACATCTACCCACTTCTCAGCAAACCATTGCTTAAGACCACCCTTACCAAATGCTGGTAATTCTGTAACGTAATCACCTGGAAACATATACTCATTACCAGGGTACATCATCTGACCGTTACCTAAGTTATCTTCACCGTATACAGGAAAGTCTACACCTACCATTGTGATATAAGGAGACGGAATAATATTAAAATCATTATTAACGTCAGGAGAGTTTCTTTTGTACCCTGTCTGTGTAACAGAACCTTTTACTCTACCTTTTACTTGGTTAGCTCCACCAGGTAATCCTTTATCAAATCTGTAGTCAAACTTCTTTCTCATCGTTGTGATAGCTGTAACTTCATCGTAGCAATGTTTAACATCATGTGGTTTCTACCAGAAATATTTCTTCTCAAAAGAACTCTGTTCACATAGTGTCTAAATTTCTTACGCTGATGTGGGTTTTTAGTATAGTCCAAATTAAACGAGTTTAGTGTTCTAATGTATCCACTTGGAGACGTATTCCAAATAGCTCTTCTTAGTGAACTAAACTCACCTCTGTCATCTGTAATATCCCAGAACTGGTTAAATCTGTATTTGTTTTCTTCCTTACTGTATAGAATATCAATACTACTTGTATTAGTTTTTGGGTAACTTAATATTTCAGGAGCATTGTTTTTAGGAGACAAGTTTAGTTTAAGTAAACCAGAAACTTGCTCAGAGTTATATACAATAGCTCTATCAAAGTTGAAGTCTAATACATGGTGTGCATCCGTACCATTATTCTTGTACTGATATGTTTCCAGTTGATATTCCACACTGCGTACAGTAGACACCATCTGTCCTGTACCAGAGAACAACTCCACTTCAAACGGATAGTCTACACCGTAGAAGTTACAGAATGATTCTGATGTACTGTTATGCTTATAAATCTTACCGGACTTAACAGATAAGAAGTGCTGTTGACCAGGAATAACAAAATCAGGGTGCCAATCATGGAATGACATCCAAGAGTTATTCTTAATATCATAACTCAAAGTCCAAGAAGCATTGTCAAAATACTTAGAGTCTGTCAGTCTAACTTGAGACACACCGTCTAATACAAACTTATCTAACTTATCATAAATTAATCTAGCTGCAAACTCTTTCTTAACCTTGTAATCCTTTTTACTAAAGTATATTATCTCTTCTGTAGTATCGTATATAGTTGTAACACCTGCACCAATAACCGTATTATCTCTTAGATTAAAAGTTGGGAAGTCCTGTACAATCTGGAATGGCAAGTATTTACTTAACCACCACTTCATATTCAATCTAGAAATCTCATTGATACCTTTAGAGTATTGGAAAATTTTACCCTGATCAGAACTAATCCAGAATATACCAGCAGGTGTAGATGCTGCACCAAATGCACTTTGACACGTTGCATACTCATAACCATCATCTGTACGTAGTAAATTCTCTTGAAGGTTGTTAAATAACTCTCCATCACCTACACTAAGCTTAGTACCTTGATCCAGCTTTAATGTATCTTGAGGTAATAGTCTAGCAGGAGAATCATTTTCAAACAATATCATTGCACTACCATCACCAGCCATCTTAATATTAGAAGGCTTACTACCAAACTCTCTATAGTTATTAGGTAAGAATACAATCCACGGATCTTTAATACTACCATCTCTGTTAGGTAAGCTGTAAATAATCTTGTAAGGTCTGTAAGAAAAACATTCTTCAGCTACGGTAGGATCGTAGTATGATGCTTGTAAAATACTATGAGGGTATTTAAACGTAGGGAATGTGTTATTGCTTAAAGAAAAATCATACAAGTAGTAATTACCAGATGTAATAATATCAATGTCAAATAATGAATCTAAATCTGTGTAATCTTTACTATCATAGTGTCTAGTCTCTGGTCTGTCTTTATGATCTCTGTAAGCAAGATTAATTTCTGACTCTACATAAAAATCCCTTACCCCAGAGTTAAACAAGTACATGTAACCGTGTCTTACACCAAGAGTAAACAAAGTACCTGCGTGTCTACGCATATCTAAATTATGCATATTAGAAGGTAAAGTTTGTATACCAGGAATAGATTCTCTTAGTTCATCATTCTCATCTCTTCTAAACAAATTACTTGCCCAGTTACCTAAACCTGTACCAAGACCTTGGAAAAAGTCTCCAAGATCCCACTGTTCTGAATTCATCCAGTATTTAGGATAAGGAACATTAATATAGTTTGTATAATCAAATGCAAAACCATCTGGTTGAGTAGTTAACCAGTTATTAAAGAACGGCATTGTGTTCTTCTCAGTATAACGATTAATGTATGTATCACCACCAAATACAATAGAAGATGTATATCTTTGATTAACACTACCCACAACTACTTTATCTAAACAACCTGTAGGTAATTGTACTACACTGGATAACTGACCATACTGATTTTCATTATCTATTTTTAAAGCACAGTAATGAGAAGCAATTGTAGTACTAATCTGATCTGTAAAGTTCTTATAAGGATTGTATAAACGATCTCTTTCACCTAAGTATAATGTAGTATCTTTATCAATATCATTAAGAGTATATCTTGATGTATCAATAGTTTTAGGGTTTTCTAAATCTCTACCTAATTCTAATACAGCTGTCCTCGTTCTAAATAAGTTATTTACAGTAACATCAGAATTTAACTGTTGAACATGAGGTTTGGCATATACAGAATCTTTAATCAAACGTCTAGTCTGACCATCTTGTGCAGGTTTAAACTTATTATAAAAACCATGAGACACATGTTGTAATGCATGTTGTCTAGGCTGTAACATATCGTACATTCTCTGTAAGAATATATCAGCACCTTCAGACAATCCAGTTATTAATGCTGGAATAAACATAAACTTACGCAACGCGCCTGGTAAATTATTATAGTCACTAGACTCTAAACGAGTTGTAGTAGCTTTACCTACAAAAGCAGCATATTGACCTAAACCAGGAATGTAACTAGCAAAAGGTACATTCTTTGCTAGAGTGTTCAAGTAAGTAGTAAACGTACCATAACTATTTCCACCTGGAATAGTATATGTTCTGTTTCCCCTTAAGTATCTATCTAAATATCCTAAACCAAGTAATACAGAAATAAGACCAGCTGTATTAGAAATAATTACATTCTTAGGATGTTTGCTAGGTTCTATAAAGGTACCTTTTGCTGTACCAGTTGCTTCTCCATAAATCTTAAGTTCTGGTGCAGACAAAAAAGTTCTGTAAAAAGAAAGTTCAGGAGAGTGAAAAGAAAAGTATCTTTTTTGGTTATAGCTATCAAAAGGTCTTACACGCTCAGTTCCTAAATCACTATTATTAAGTAAACTAGCACCTCTAACAAAAAATGAGGTTAAATAGTCATCCTCTCTAAGATCATTAAATGGATAGTTAACAAACAAAGTCTTTTCATTCTCATCATTGTTACCCGGTACAGTGTACTCACCCATGTTATTAATAAGACCCTTACCTACAATAGTTTTATTACCAAGACGAGAACCTCTTAAGATCTCATATCCTACTACATCTTCAATAACATTACCATTGTTATCTAATGGTGGTGCAATGTTGCTAAACTGTGGAGCAATGATTACAATCTTACCGTCATCTGTGTGTCTAGGAATAATTCTATCATCAGGCATCTTATGATGTCTAATGTTTTTACCACATAGTTCACCCCAACGTTCTGAGTTTCTATCAGGATATTTTTCTGTAGACTCCCAGTAACCCATCTTACCTCTGGCAATGATAGTACCGTTGTCTTGTAATGATTGTTGTGTGGTACTTGTAATACTAGCTGTATTGTATACCTGCCATTTTTTATTCTTTGATGGATAGATTACATCAGCTCCACCAACAGTAGATATATCAGCAGCATTAGCTTTTCTACCAGGTATGTGATATGAAAAAGATCTCTCTCCTGTTTTGTATACCCATCTAATAAAGAAAGCATACTGCTCATCACGCATGTAACCAGCGTTCTGACCCCCGTTATAATAGTAATCATCTTTATATGCTACAGCTACCCACTCAGTCTTTATCTTATTAGCTAAAGGCTGGTAATTAAAATCAAATCTTTCATATAGACCCACACGTACCAAGTAGTCATCCACTTCAAACATTCTGTCTGACTTCTCATATGCAGGGTTAAGTACCGGTATATTTTCTAGCGGTACAGCAGGTAAACTAATAGCAATAGTATCTAAGAATACTACATTCTGATTGGTACTATAAAAACCAATTCTTTTTGCATTAGCTTGTGCTGCTACATTACCTATAATAACAAGTTCATATTCTTCAAACCTGTCTGTTTCTAAGCCTGTAATTCTAACTTCTAAAGAACCCAGGTCATTATCATGATCAAAGACAGCACATACATTAGATAATGCAATGTAGTCTGTTACTCTTCGTCCGTTGACTGAGTAGGCAATTGCTGCTTGATAAGATCCATTATCAAGAGTCCCAGCGTTGTCTCCTCTTTTAAGTTCAATACATGGTACTTCAAAGATAGGAGCCAATAAAAGTTTTTCACATTCGATTTCATCTGTAAGTGTTTCTTGTACACAACCGTCTACTATCCTTTCTGTCTTTTTATATGGGATCTCATCAATGTTTAATGTCCTAGAAGGATTATAACCATCATCCCAATATACCTGTCTAGTACAATCAAAGTTTTCTCTGAATGCACCTGTGATCATATAACCACGATTAAAGTTTAAACAAGCAGCATTTACAATCTTTGTATACTCACATGTCTTCTCTTTAAATAAACCTATCTCACTATTAACATCATCTGTAGAATATATAACCCACTCGTCATCTTCTAGATGTATAGCACCAATTACATCATAAGGTGCCTTAGTACATAGAACATTACTAGGCTCATTAGAAATGACACCCATGTCACCCTGAGCAGAATTAGTAACTGCATTACGAGCATGTGACCAACTACCTTCAGGGGTAAAAATATCTGAAAAGTCTTTTATCAATCCTTTATTAAAGATTGACGTCTGGTCCAGACCAGGAGATGTATTCTTCTTCTTAGCCATGTCTATCTATATTACTTTACAGTAGGAAAACTCTTAAACATATTTACATACTTGTGATATTGAGATTTTCTATTCATCTCCCATACCTTTTTAAGTTCTGCAAAGTTTGGAGTGTTCACTAATGATAAAGCGTTATTACGTGCAGCTCTAAGTCTACCTTCTACAAGGTTCATCTTTTGAACCACCTCTTCACCATTCATATACATATTCTCAAGAATACGTTGCTTCATGGCATATTCGTAGTATTCATTAATCAAAGGGTGATCCATTACTAGTAACTCACCTTCTTCATTTTCTAAAGCTCCTTGATAGTTAACGTACAACTTACCAGTCTTGAAGCTGGTATATACCCAACCGTTTCTAACTTCTGCTTGATAAGTAGAAGACCAATTTGTGTTAGGACAATCTGCTGATACTGAGCTACTAGGCTTTATTTTAATAGCTTGTAGCTTATCATATGTAACTGTTTTAGTCTTAAACTTCTGTACTAATTGATAGTAATTACCACAATCTGATTTACATACAGTACTGTCTGTAGGACAACCATTATCATCTACAGACACTTTAGACTTATCTAAAACAACTTCTTCAATGTGTGTACCTCCTAGTTCAGGTTGTGTAACTGTAACCTTACTAGACAACATACCAAAGTTTAGTACAAAGAAGTCAGATGGAAGCTTAGCCTTACCATGCTCTACATCTAAGACTACTTCTTTTGTTTGATGAATCCTAAGACCTAAATCATAATTAACTCTAGTAGCAACTTTAATGAGCTGCTGAGGTTCAATCATACCCTCTAATGCATATGCAGAAAAGTCTACAGATACATCTTCTAAGAGCTGATTAAACGTTCTATATTGAATTGTATACTGTCCCATTATCTAACAATATTTTGTTTATCATCTGCCATATCTACTGGAGTCTTCAAAACAACATTGAGATCATTTAATACCATTTGCTCAATCTCTGCAAACAAAAAGTCTGGTACGTTAAAAGGCTGCATGTGTCTAGGATCACAGTCATCTTCTGGATCACAGTTCCACTTAGTAATATCACCTTCAAACACACCTTCAATCTTGATAGCATCCCAATCTACATTAGGAAGGTATAAATAGTCATTTAAAAACCAGAAGTACTTAGTAGTATTATACTTGAAAGAACTGGTCTTAGTCATAGATGTATAAGTACCAGGATGAGTAGGTTGTAGTTCAATACCACCATCAATAGAGCTCACCGTTCTAATGAGTGGTCCCCAGTATCCTTGCATAAAGCTGGGTAACTTCTCTTTAGTACGTTTGATAGTACATCCAGACTTGATACCTGAACACTGTGCTTCTACCTTATCTACTTCAATCAGCTCAACAAAAGGGAGAGTTTGAAATACACTATTAAACTTCATCAACTTGTTAGCTGAATCTTGTCTTCTCATTAAAAGAGTAGCATATTTCAGAATGATACTGTATAAATACCTATCAGTCAAAAAAGGATCCTGCTTAGACCCTTTAACATTGTTTCTTACACGAGAAACTACTTCTCCAATTGTTGCCATAATTAATCAATTTCAAACTCATCGTATTCTTCTAGCAATTTCTCCTCATGCTTTTTAGAATACATCTTTTCATCGTTCTTTCTAAACAACTGGGCAATAGTAATAAACTCGTCAAGCACTATATACTTCTGCCAGTTTTCACTGTATGCTTTAGATACTGTTCTCTTAAACTGTCTTACAGCTTGAAAACCCCATATCTCTCTATACTTGAAGGCATACTTGTTTGCGTAATTAGTATAGACAATCTTGCATAATTTATTGTCTGTATCATAATTCAAGTTCTTTACCTTGACTCCAAGCTTTGCTGACTTAGTATGATCAGCATTAAATGCTTTCTTAGCAGTACAACTACCAACAAACAAAAAGCCTAAACTTTCTGGTAAAGACATGCCCTCACGTTCTTCAATTACATTTTCCCAAATAAGACCGTTGAAATGAGCAATAATCTCTTTCAACACCTTATTGTCTAGATCTTTATATGCAGGATACTTTTCTTTAAACTCTTTAAAAAACTTTGCGTTTGAAAAACTTAAAGATTTCTTTCTGTATCTAGGTGCATTTAGATCCGGAGCGTTATAATTATCCATAGAGGTACATTAATAATTTACTGAAAATAGAGGAAGAATCAAAGAAATTAACGTGCTATATGAGAAAACTCAGCAACCTTACCGTCACTAAACTCATGCACCTCTAATACAGCAGCTTTCTTACTACCCACATACTTATTGTGGTAGTGCCAATAATCTGAGTTAGAAAGGCTAGGCATGATCTTTACAGCAAATCCGTTAATCTCATTTTCAGTAACAAAGACAGAAGTCTTTTTTTGGTGATAATGACCAGTGTATAATGTTCTATAAATTGTTCTACCCCACTCTTCAGGAAACTCTGCAGCATATACTCTATCAGAGTTAGAGGTATTTACATCACCATGCTCAAATGCTAGGAAATTGTCACCGTACAAGTGTACCTTACGTTCACTGTACTCCACATCAAATGTAATATTTGGCTCATCAATGTGCTTCTCTAAAGCATGAGCTAAATGCCAAGAAGAAAGTCTATCATGATTACCAGGAATATATACAACTACCAACTCATCACAAGCTTCTTTAAGTTGGAAGATAGACCAAACAACAGCATCAAAAGCATTAATGTAAGCTTGTATAGGATCTATATCATTCTCTACAGGTGTACCCTTAGTGGTTGTTTTAGCAAACGTATCAGCATTTAACAAGTCACCTCCTACCACATAGTATAACTTAGATAGTCTAAAGGCACTAGAAGCTTTGTGAGATACTTCTAAAATAGAGTCTTTAAATCTATCAATCACATTACTATTGTTTTCTTTACCAAAGTGTACATCTTGAACACTAAAAACCCCGCAGTACTCACGTTCATCATTGAGTTCTATACGGGGACAAGCAGTAACTAAATAATTAGAAGGTATATAATTCTTTACCGCTTCAGCTAAATTATCTACTTCTGTAGGCTTAAGCTTTGTAACTAATGCAGACACTACCCAATGATCAGATTTTTGTTTATTCCAATACTGTGATAGTTTCCATTCATTAGTATCAATTCCTAGGATCTCAATAATATCTTCAGGAGTCTTAGGCTCTGTACTTGAAATAGCTTCAATCTTTGAAGAACCTTCTTCTAAATTTACATTCTCAGACATAACACCTGTGCGTACACCTGTGTCTGTGATAGTATCATCTGATACTATAGATTTTAATGCTAGGTAATCTTCTACGCTAATGCCAATTCTGTCAGCACAAAGTTGCGCAGTTTTTTTCCATTTAAGGGATTGTCTTACACGGTCCAGTAATGAACTCATAGTTATTTGATTTAGAGTTTGTTAAATATAAATAAAAATATTATAAGTCAAAAAGCCCCAGGTTACCCCAGGGCTTTCTTTCTGTCAGTAACGAAAAACCAACAAACCGTCTGACATTAAGCTTTCGTTGTTACCTCTATTGTAAGAGAGTAAAAGACCAAACCTGCACCAAGACTTGAAGCTGCTACTTTAACGTAGTACTTAGTAGATGGTGTAAGGTTAATTAACTGATAAGTATCTTTATTAACCGCAATACCTGTAATGTCAGTCCAAGTACTGTTGTCTGTTGAGTAAGATAAAATCCACTCATATGCATTATTATTGGAAATATCCCAACGGATATCCATAGTAGTATCTGTTACAGAAAGAGATTCAATCCAGTATGGTGAATGAATAAAATCTTGTCCAGCAAATCCTACAGGGTCAAGTTCTCTTAATAAAAGAGTTTGCATAAATCTAGAAAGTCTATCACCATTAGATAGTGGGAAATCTGCTAGATCGTCACCCATATATTTTACACAGTCTGCAGATACAATTTCTTCACAAGGTTCTCCACCTGGACAATCTGCATATGTGTAGCTCATTCTAATAGGACCACAGGTACAAGTACCATTGCAAGTATTACAAGCCATAGTTATTTATTTTTTTAAGATGCTTCACAAGTAGCACAGTTATCATAAACTGATTGATCTACATCTAGAGGAATTATTTGATTAGTAACGTTATCTTCTCTAACATAAGTCCAACAAGTGTATCCTTCACCTACCTCACCCATTGCTAGTTTATATACTAAATTTAGAGTTGGAGCGCTACCATATACATTATTGCTATTCCAAATTGTTTGACTTACAGCAACTTCAGTTTCACCGTCTTCACAACTAACAAATACATAAGAGTTAGGAGGACATGTAGCAGCAGGTGCTGTCCAGTATACAGGACCACTTACTTCTTCAGGAGAAGGAGATACACACGTACCAGCAGATACTTTAGTTACAGTAGTGCTAGGAGATCCTTGAATAACAGGCTCTGTTCTACTACATACATAAAAGTCTCCAGATCCAGTAATAGCTTGTGAAGCTGAATTACCCGTAGCACAGTCATCATAGTAAGCATCACCATCTGCAGTTGCATCATTAGTACTTACTCTATATCTATCACAAGGAATACCTTCTGAACATACCGCTTGTACAGTACCTTCATATGTAATACCACAAGGAACGTTATTAATGACAAGAGGGCTAGCTGTCACCTCGTGGGTAGCATAAGTACTAGTACCAGCTTGTCTTACTTTGATTCTATACTTGATAGCGTTAGCTACAGTATTGAAGTTGATAGTTAATGTTGCCATGGTTTATTCTATTGTTGCTGAAATACCTGAAGGAATACCACAAGATGAAGCTTCATTCTCTACTTCAAAGCTTAATGTTTTTTCACAAGTATTACTACCATCTGTTAAACACAAGGTTATTGTTACAGTATAATTAGACACATCACTCAACTGAGATCCTGAAATGTCAATAGTATCAGTATCATTACCTAACAAGGCATCTGTTACAGATACAGTAGTACTGTAAGTATTAGCTGCAGCATCTGTAATAACTACAGTAGCGCCATTAACATTACACTGTGTAAATCCTGCAGGAATAATAGTTCCTCCAAAGTTTAAAGTAATAGTACCTGTAGTATAGCTACCAAATGCTGTAAACAAGATATCATTACATGATGGGCCTGAACAGCAGTTAGTTTGAATATCTTTAATAGCTGCGCGCATATCACAGATAGTCAACCACATATTAGAAAGTGACTGAGCTACTGTAGATGGAGCTAAATTCCAACCTTCTAAGTCATTCATGTTACCAGAACCCCCTAACTGACCATCACTTGAAAGAAGGTCACACTGATAAGTAGTACTAGCAATTAGATCTGTAGACTCACCCAAAGCCCCTTTAATAACACAAAACTGGTCTTCTAATTCATCAATTACTTCATCAATATCTGTAGGTACTGCAGGAAGAACACAACTTGGTGTAATCTGCGGAGTAGTATAAGAACTACCACTACCTGCATTCTCTAGATTAGTGATACGAGTTTCGTGATTATCTACTGTAGTCTCTAAAGTAGTAATATCTGCAATCACTTCACAGATTTTAGCTGCTGCCAATTCTGCGTACTGATCAATAGGTAATTCAGTAACCAGATCATTTTCTAAGTTAGTGTATTGTAAACATACAGGAAGGGTAGCTACAATCTCAGTAGTAGAACCACCACCACCTGAGCCACCTTCTAAAGCATCACATCTTCCTGACAAAGAGCAAGTTTTGTCAATAATAACTTGAATAAGTTCTGTGAGGTCAGTAGGAACATTTTGTGCATCAAGATTTAAACATGTTAAATCAAATGCATCAAGGTCTAACTCTGCTAAAAGATCGCAAAGCTTTGTAGCAAGATCAGCCACAACATCAGAAACGGTATCACCCTTACAGATGTTAAGACAAGCTACATCAGGTCCTTGCCAAACTACACAGTTAGAAGACACTGATCCACAACCTTGCTCATGATTATTTGAAGATACAGGAATCATATACTAGAATTTTGTAAATACTTAGCTAAGTGGGGCTTGCACCCTACATTATAATATACAAAAAACTAGTTGTATTTAAAAGGAAGAATTAATTATTCTCCAGCAGCAGGTACTAGACTGACTACTAAAGAAAAACCAGAACCACCTTTAGGTTCTAGAAAGAGGTATTGTGTACCAAAACCTGTAGGATTAGAAGAGTCATATGTTTGACCAGCTGTTCCTCCTCCTTGATTTACATTAGACTGTACAACATCTAATAAAACACCATCAAAATATATTTCAACTCTAGTATACCAAGTTGAATCTGGGGCAAAAGAATACCCTAACTCTCCTGATAATACTGAAGTGCTTTGAGATGAACCATAACACCAACCCCCAGTACAATAATTGTAAGGATTAGCAATTTCAGCAGGACCACCAGTATATGAATCTGAATTAGAATCTTTACTTATTTGGTAATGTTGTTGAGGACCTGTTAAATCACCAATAGAAAAAGTATACTGAGAATGTCTTTGGGTAAAACCTGAAGGAGCACCTTGTACATTTACATAAGTAACACCTTCTAATGCGATTGGAGTACTAATAGATCCATCTGCACAAACATCTACAGGTAATGTTTCTTCATCACCTGAAGCACAGACTGTAGCTACTTTATAAAAATATACATCACCAGCTGTAGGGGTAGTATCAGAATAGCTATTAGCAGTAGCTGATAAAGTAGTTAACAAACTGTAGTTAACCCCAGCGTCATTACTTCTATATACTTTCTGACCAGTAGCAGCACCTCCAGCAGGTGTCCATGATAAATTTATAGTAGGCATATGCGTATAGTATTAGAGGGGTGAGATTTCTCCCACCCCGTCTAAGTTACTAAATTAAATTATGATTGTACTACTTGTACAGTCAATCCTGTTGGAGCATCACAAGAAGGAGCTGCACCAGTTGATACAGAAGTATCACAATCTTTAGTTGTACCGTCAGGAGCAACAATTACTGCTCTTACAATGTAAGTAGTATCATACTCAATACCAGCATCGGTAAATGTGTAATCACTAGATTGGTTACCAGAAATAGCTAATGTCTGAAGCTCGTCCTCAGCTTGATTTAAAAGCTTAAGAGACTGGTATTCTGATTCATTAGTAGTATCACCATAACCACCAGCAATGATCAAACCATTAGCCGTTGCAGTAACTGTAGGACAAGTAATGTCTACAATGGTTGCACGTCCACCGTTAGTAGGACCACCTACTTCACAGATGTTTACAATACGGTAATCATATACAGTATCAATGATAG